GGACGATTGTTTAATGGCGACTGCGACAAAACCATTTCAGGTTCTTTATGATTACTCGGATGTGCCGACGCTGAAGAAGTTTACTTTATGCGATTTGCGCGTCCGGTGCGCCATGGGTCCGTTCGGGAGCGGGAAGTCGAGCGCCTGTGTTATGGAGATTGTAAGGCGCGCGCATGCTCAGGCGCCGGGGCCTGATGGGATACGCCGCAGCCGGTGGGCGGTGGTGAGGAATAGCTATGGGCAACTCAAAGACACTACGATACGTACCTTCCATGATTGGTTTCCACCTAAGATTTTTGGTGAATATCGAGTCACCGACCACATGTATATTATCACAAAGTTTCCCGGGGTGCATATTGAGATACTTTTCCGAGCACTTGATAGGCCAGACCAGGTGTCCAACCTGCTGTCCCTGGAGGTCACTGGCGCGTGGTTTAATGAAGTAAGGGAGATTCCGAAAACGATTATTGAAGCCATGGATGCCCGAATCGGCCGATACCCATCGAAGAGGGACGGCGGGCCAAGCTGGTTCGGCATCATCATGGATACCAACCCACCGGATGAGGACTCTTACCTCTATAAGATGTTTGAGGTTGTTCGTCCGGATAACTGGAGAATTTTTAAGCAGCCGAGCGGGTTATCAACTCATGCAGAAAACACCAAACACCTACCAAAGGGTTACTATACCAATCTGGCCAAGGGGAAAGATGAGATGTATAAACGCATCTACATCGACGGACAGTATGGATACCTCGTCTCCGGTAAGCCTGTATTCGCGTCATTTGTGGATAACGTCCATGTGGCCCCGAACGTACTTGAGCCCCAAAAAGGGCTGGATGTAATAATCGGATTCGACTTCGGCTTGCAACCGGCATGCTCCATAGGCCAGATATCACCTTTTGGGCAGTTACGAATTCTCGATGAACTTGTATCCGACGGAATGGGGCTACGCCAATTCTGCGAAAATCAATTATTACCGCTGCTTCGCCGGAAGTATTTCGGTATGAGCGTTATGGGGTTCGGGGACCCGTCAGGGACCTCCCGTATGCCCACAGACGAATCCACATGTTTCGAAGTCCTGCAATCGCGGGAAATCGGCTTGTCGGACATAGTCCCCGCCCCCACTAACGCCATTATGCCGCGCATCGGTGCGGTGGAAGCTTTCTTGAATAAGATGTACGCCGGGGAGCCAGGGTTCGTCTTGTCCCCAAATTGTCATTTCTTACGTAAAGCACTTAATGGAGCATACCACTACGAGAGGGAGCCGAAGAGTCTCGGGGAAGATTACAAGCCGATGCCGGTGAAGAATTTCGCCTCGCACATTTCGGATTCGTTGCAGATGCTTTGTCTTTATATCCAGGACAAGGAGGAGCATAACAAACGCTGGAAGGCTTTGCAGGGCCAGCTAAAGCGGCGGCAGATACCGAGGGTCGCAGATAGGATTGCGGGGTATTAAAATGGTTAAATCAGGAGATGGGCCGAGCCCAGAGGAAAATTTTCCAGGCGCCGGGAAAAAAGAAAGAATCAAGATTAATGTGGTTCGTCTTGAGCAGATGGGCAGGGGTCGGGTTAAGGTTAAGATAGACGATACAAAGAGCAATATTATAGACATGAACCACAATGGGAAAGATTACGTCGTCATGCGTAATCTCGGGAGAGGGCGATATATCATGAGGGAAATAGAGAGCAACATAGGAGTGATGACAAATGGACGCTATCGCGACAGCATTCGACCCAACGAGGCGTAATGACGATGTAATGGCCAGTTTCGGATACCGGCTCAAGGGCCAGTTTTCTACAAACGAGGCCCATCGTCGAGTAAAAGAACTGGAATGGCTGGAGTCTCTCAGGCAGTATAAGGGACTTTATGACCCAACCGTACAGATTGAGCCGGGGAATTCAAGGGTATATCCGAAGCTTACTCGCGCGAAGGTGAACATTGTTCTTTCGCGCCTGCACGAAATGCTCTTCCCAGAGACAGATAAGAACTGGGAGATTGACCCTTCTCCTGACCCGACGGTTGACGCGGAGATTGTCGCGGAGATTGTCATGTCTTTATTGCAGCAGGACCCGCAGACCGGGCAGATGGTCCCTCCGTCAGAAGACGATGTTAGGATGGGTATTAAGAAATATGCCGTCGATGCCTGCGAGAAAATGTCCAACGTTATGGATGACCAGTTTGTCGAGATGGATTACTCTGAAGAGGTTAAGAAAGTCCTTCGCTCTGGCCTTATCTATGGCACCGGCATTATGAAAGGGATTATGCTGAATCCCAGGGTAAAGAGAAGCTGGCAGCGTCTTCCTGGTGGAGAGTACATGGAAAACCAAACTAAGGAAGATATTCCTTTCTTTGAGTTTACCCGCATCTGGGACTGGTATCCGGATATGAGTACCACGGATGTGGACAAGATTGAAGGTTCTTTCGAGCGCCATGTCATGACCAAGCACGACCTGCGGCAACTGGTTAAGCGGGGCGACTTCTACGGCGACTTGATTGCTCAATATATGAAGGACCATCCTAATGGAGATTACACTGCCAAAAATTGGGAAGTTGATTTACAGACGATTGAGGTAGAAGCGGGCTCCGGGACCAACACGAAAACGATGACCTCCTCTGGAACTGTTGTCAGCGAAGATTACCGGTCAACCAACCGGCAGTTCGGCAATAAGTATCAGGTTCTCGAATATTGGGGATATGTGGACGGACGTGACCTGGAGGCTTGTGGATTAGATGTTCCTGACGTAACCCTGGAATACGCAGCTAATGTATGGCTCCTGGGGAATGTTCCAATCAAAGCCGTGTTGTACGAGGGGGCTTTGGGACAGTATAAGGTGTTCTATTATGAGAAAGATGAAACAAGTATCTTTGGAGAAGGTCTCGCAAGAATTATGCGCCATTCGCAAATCGCTATTGCCGCGGCTGCTCGAATGGTATTGGACAACGGGGCGTGTGTTGCGGGCCCCCAGGTTGAGGCAAATATCTCCCTCCTCACTCCGGATACAGATTACAACTCCGTTTACGCTCGGAAGATGTGGTTCCGGGAAGGAAAGGGTATCGACGCCCAGTATCCTGCGCTCCGGTCGGTAGAATTCAATTCTCATATCCCTGAATTATTGAGCATTGTCGAGGCTTTTAAGCAGTTTGGTGATGAGGAGACGACGCTTCCCACGTGGATGATGGCTCAAAACGTCAGTAATGAGACGGCTCAGGCCACCTCCAGCCGTATGGCCACGATTACCATCTCCATTAAAGATGTTGTGAAGAATTTCGACGCGTTTACCGAGAAAATTATAGCGGATTTGTACGCCTGGAACATGGAATTTAACCCCCGTAAAGATATTAAGGGGGATTTCCGCTGTAAAGCGCGCGGCGTTTCGTCCCTGGTGATGAAAGAAATCCGCATGCAGGCTCTGAATCAGCTATCGACGACACTCACCCCCGAGGATTGGGTCTATATCCCGCGCCGGGAGTTCCTTATTGACAAATTTAAGGCCCATGACATCAACATTAAGCTGCGCACTGAAGAAGAAGCGGCTAAAATCCGCGAAGAAGAGCAGAATTCCATCCAGATGCAGCTCGCCATCGAGATGCAGAAGGCTGAAATCGGCTACAAGAAGTCCCAGACCATGGCCCAGCTCACCAAGGCCAAGGAAAAGAACGTCGAAGCCAATGTTAAGGCCCAGGCTCCGCCGGAACAACAGGAGCAGGTGGACCCGAGGCTCCAGGATGAGCAGGTTGCTCTGGCCACGACCGAGAGAATGTCCAAGGCGGCTCAAATGAGGCGTGAAGATGAGGCCCACCAACAAGAAATGGTCCATAAAGAGGACGAGCATGCGCTGAAAATCGCCTCTGATGCGTCTGCGGCGGCCCAGGAGCTTGGAATTAAGAAACAAAAAGCGGAACATGATATGAAGATAAAGGCGGAGGCCAGTAAAGCGGCTGCCCAGGCTAAAAAGGCTGCGGCAAATAAGCCGAAAGCTGGAATTAAAAAGGAAAAGTCAGAAAAATAACGAGGAGGGATTATGGCAATGGGGAATAGTGGAGGAGGACCTGCTATCAGGCCCATCCATCCAGTAGCGGCGGCGGCAATAGCGGATTTTAGGGCGCTAAAACATCAGGATGCTGGTGGAATCATAGTGAAATTGTTTGATATTTTGCTTAATGATTGCCGGATTGAAAATGACACGGCAGAGCCCAACGCCGTTATTAGAAACCAGGGCAGGATTGATATACTGCTGCGGATTAAAAGCCTCCTGGAAAGAGATTATCCTACGCAGCAATAAAATTAGCTTGAAATGTTTGACAAATTAGAAAATCACGTGTTAATAAGGTAATACGAGAAATGAGTGAAGTAAAGCAGGACCCAAACAAAAAGAAAGAAATCGAGCAAATTTGGGTTGCCATCAGGAAAGATGAGGTTGTTGAAATACTCAAATCTATTGAGGCTTTAAAAAGGAAGTTGTTAAAAGTATTACAGATATAACGGCTTAAAGCTCAATTAACACGCGAGACCAAAGGCCCACCATGGAGAAATCCTGGTGGGCTTTTTTATTTTAACCGAAAGGAGAGGGAAAATGTCGAAAGAAGACACCAATGCCGAGGGAACATTGGAAAATCAAGAAGTCGGAGACCAGGTATTCAATGATGCGTTCGATGCGGCAGAGGGTGGAGCTGCGCCTGCGGCAGGAGAGGAGGCGGCGGGTCAGTCTGCTCAAGCCGCCTCTGATGCAGAAGCCTCCACAGCTGGCGATGCCCAGCCTGCGGCTGGAAATAATGCTCAATCCGATGCCGAAGCTGCAGCAGAAGCTCAGCGGCTAGAGGAAGAGAAATATGAGCAGCGCTATAAGAGTTTAGTGGGTGTTCATAAACACGATAAAGAAAGCTGGGAAGCCGAAAAGGCTGACCTGGTGGCCAAGTTGGAAGCAGCAACAAAGGTGCCTGCGACCCCTACACAAGAGGAGTTGGCGGCGAAAGCAAAACCATCGGGGAAGTCACTCTATGAATCATTCCGCGATTCTCTTACTCCTGAGCAGAAGGAAGAGCTGGATGAATATGAAAGAGATTTTGACATAGTCTCCAAGATGGAAGGCCTAAAAAGAGACAAAGCAATGGAAGCTTTTGAGAATCGTCTCAAGCAGTTCCAGGATGAGATTCTTTCCAAGCTTACCCCCGCCCAGGAACTCTTCACCAAGGTCGCAGACGAGAGGGAAGCTCAGTTAAAAGAGCAGCACTTCGGCACAATTGCCGGTGCCCATCCGGATTATGAGAAATACCGTGATGATGGGTCCATCCTGAAATGGATAGAATCCAAACCCGGGTATTTACGAAAAGGTATGCTCGATGTGTACCAGGCCGGTGAGGCGCAGGAAGTGGCTGACTTGATATCTGACTTCAAGAAAGAGAACAATATCGAGCAATCACAATCCTCAGCAAACTCTCAGGTCGTTGATTTGCAATCCAAGCGTGAAGCGAAAAGACAAGCTATGCAGTCCGTTACCGGGCGTCGCGGCTCAGTCAACCCAGCCACGGTTGTTGCCAGCGATTTTGAAGGAGCCTTTGAGGAAGCTCTTAATAAATAGGAGGAAGTAAAATGGCAATGACAGTTTATGGGGATATTACCCCTCGTACCGCAGCCTATGCGGCAGTAGAACTTTTGAAACGGGCAATGCCCTATCTCTGCCTGGAAAAATTCGGCCAGGCAAAGTCAATGCCGGGCAACAAGACCCAGTCCATGAAGTTCCGGCGTTATAATTCCCTGGGTCTCCGCACAACGGCCCTGACCGAAGGCGTCACTCCGGCGTCCGATAAGATGACCGCGACGGACATCACCGCCACTCTGTATCAGTATGGCGGATTGGTGGAAATCACGGATGTCATCCAGGACACCCACGAAGACCCGGTTCTTCAGGAAGCCATCGCGGTAAGTGGCGAACAGGCCGCGAAGACGGTTGAAACATTGCGCTATAACGTCTTAAAGGCGTGCACCAATGTTTTCTATGCCAACGATGCCGCTAACCGCGCCGCCGTGGCTACCGTCCCCATTCGTGCCGACCAGCGCAAGATTGTCCGCGCCCTGGAACGCCAGGAAGCCCAGCATGTGACTTCCATTGTAAAGTCCACCCCGTCGTTCAACACCGAGTCCATCCTCCCGGCCTATGTCGGCGTGACCCATGTTGATATGACCTCGGATATCCGTGCCCTTACCGGCTTCACTTCCGTTGCAGATTATGGGAAAGTGGCCGCATGGGAGACCGAAATTGGTGCATGTGAAGATGTCCGTTACATCAAATCCACCATTTTCACCCCCTATGAGGATTCCGGCTCCGGGACCACGACTGGTCTTTTGACCACGTCCGGTGCCCAGTGCGACGTTTATCCCATTATGTATTTCGGCAAAGACGCCTATGGCATGATTGCCCTCAAAGGCAAATACGCCATCACCCCCATCGTCATCAACCCCACTCCTTCGAAGTCCGACCCGTTGGGCCAGAGAGGTTCCGTGAGCTGGAAGACGATGCAGACGACCGTTATCCTGAATGACGCATGGATGGCTGTACTCGAAGCATGTTGTACTGATTAAGTTTTTTGCCCTTAACTGTGTAGGTAAGTAGAAATGGCGAAGTTCAGGGGAGCAATTTTAGAATGTAAGGAATGCGGAAAGGAGTTCAGAGTTTCTCCTTCGCGTATCTTAACGGCCAATTATTGCTCAACGGAATGTGCCGATGTCCATCGGAATGACAAGAGGAAGATGGCTAAATTGAAAAGAGTCTGTCCCCAATGTGGAAAGACTTTTAAAATCTTCCAATGCCATGATGACCGGAGAAAGTTCTGTTCTTACGAATGCAAGGACAGGGCTGCATCATATTCCGTTCCGCTGGATAAGCATTTTTACAACCGTACATTTTGGAGAAAGTTAAGGGCATTAATCTTAAATCGCGACGGGTACACATGCCAGAGATGTTACGCGATGGATAAGCCATTACATGTCCATCACAAAGTAAAAAGGTTTTTTGGTGGCTCGAACGAGGAGGACAACTTAATTACTCTTTGCAACCGCTGCCATAAAATTGTTGAGGCATGCTGCACCGATTAATCCGGATAGAGTTGGTCCGAGAGAATATACAAGCGCCCCGCTCATCCCAGCCGGGCGCGCCATCTGACCTCATTAGTCTGGGACAACGCAACCCATTTTCCTTAAGGAGGAAACAACAATGGCTTATAAGAAATTTGATGAAGCAAGCGAAAAGGTAAACGCGAGCAAATACGACGTTAACGATGCTTTCCCCGTGGAGGCTATGCGTCGAGCCCTTCAGGGCATCGCGAATAGAGTCATCGGTGGTACCAATGGTACCCAGGGGCCTTTGGTCTCCCCGACCTTAGCCCTCGGCACGACCTGCGGATTTAAAAATACGAATGCTGTCAGCATTATCACGAACGGTGTTCTCACGGCTGTGGCGGCATGCGATAACCGTTACTTCCCGAAACAGGGCACCCTGGGCACGAACAAAGTGACCAAGTTCCTCATCTGCAGTAAAGATGGAACTTCGAGCACGGTTATCGGCCCCGGCAATATCGTGGATAAGGGTGATTATGCAAGCGCGACTCTCGCAGCCGCAGCCTGCAAACTCCCCGACCTTCCGGATGGAGCCTGCCCGCTGGGTTATGTAACCCTGAGCGCCCCCGCCGCAACCGTTCTGGTTCTGACAGACGGCGCATGCACCGCTGCAGCAGGCCTTGGTTATGTTATTGGAACCGGCGGCACTGCAGGAACTGCGACCTACACCAACCTGTGGGGTATGCCGTTCGACGCGTAGTAGTCTTTTATAGGTGGGGCTTTCTGGCCCCACTTTCATTAATTAAACCTGGAGGGAAAAGTTATGCCAAGAGTAAAGACGGAAGAGCAGAAGCATCCGGAGAACTTCTTTCATGGTCCTGCGGGCCAGATAAGAGACCGGATTATTATTCACGAAGCGGAGGATATTCCGAAGGAAGGGTTATTCATTTCTCTTAATGGATATCCATTTCTGTGCAAGCCCGGGGTCGCCATAGACATTCCGCGGCCTGTGCGCCTGATGCTGGATACGAGGATTACCCGCGTAACCAAGCATGACGAAAACGGCAAGGAATACACCAAGGATGTTAAGCGAATCAACTATACCCTGGTGAAAGAGGGGGTCAATATCGAGGAAAAGGTAGAAGCCCCGCCCCCGAACGCCGTAGTTAATACTGCTCGTCCCGAGGCAAAGGAGCTGTAAATGAACGGCAAAGAGCTTGTTGCCCATCTTAGGGAAAGCATCCTGGACGATATTTATGCCCCTCAGTTATGGTCGGATACGGAACTGCTTCGTATGTTGAACTATGCTGAGGTCCAGGCCTGCCGCCGCGCTCATTTAATTATTGACGCGACGACGCAGAATGATTTAGGAACAGCGGCCACGGCGAGCACGAATGGGACAGCCGGAACAAATGGGATTCGGTCCCTTTGCTGGGTCCCGATAGTTGCGGACCAGGCGACCTACAATCTCTCCCCTAAGATATTGCAGATTAAGCGGTGCCAGCTGGCATCCATGGAATACCCCTTGACCGGTCCAGTGACCTATGCGGAGCTGGATGATTTGGCGGTCGGGTGGTTTGGGACCAACGGAACAGTCGGGACCGCCGGAAGCAGCGGCTACCCGACTTTCTTTATGAACGAGCCCAATAACACCTTAACCTTTGTTAAGGCTCCTTCTGTTTCTGACATAGCGCGATTGGTTATTTCCCGCATACCGCTATGGCCATTTACTCTTTCAACATCTCCGGAAATTGATGAGCAATACCATGTTGACCTTTGTGATTGGGCTGCTCACCTGGCTTATCTCAAGCCGGACAGTGAAACGTTAAACCCGAACCTGGCCAAGTATTATGAAGATGCCTTCACGGCGAAGTTCGGTTCTCTCCCGGACGCGTATATTCAGAAGACGAGGAAGGTTATTTCTCAGAAGCAGCGTATGCGCCCGCGGGAATTTGGAAGATAATTTAACCCTCTAAAGGAGGAAGTAAAATGGCAATAAAAAATGCAAGCAAGGAGTCTCCCCATATTTTTTCCGGGAGTGACAACCCGAACACATTAAACATCTGCCCCTCAAAGGTTGGTGATATTTTTGTTCGGACCGATACGAAGCAGTTGTTTTTTGCCTATGGTCTGACCACAGATTCATGGGGCACCTGCGGAACGGCAGGAGGCTAACACTATAACAACTTAATACAGTACCGGGGGGCTTCCGGCCCTCCGGTGTTACCTCTCATGTAAGTATGTAAGTAAGTTAAGGAGGTATTACCATGGCCGAACGAGGATTTACTCCGGTCTCCGTCCATCCATTATTCACCAACGCCCCTCTCTCTGCGGGCGATTCAGCCACATCACGTGCTATCGACTTAAGGTATGTTGCCCAGCGCGGGAAATTTGCCATTGCCACATCGGTGGTTGGCGGAACATCCACAACTGGCGGGACGACATCTCTTATTTATAAAGTCGGGGTGTCTTTAGATGGAGAATTTATATCACCTAGCGGCACGGCGGCCACAGCCTCTACCATCGGAACCTATGGCACCGGCGGCCGCACCTATGCGGAATTCAATCCGATATTAACCCCGTTTATTAAATTTGTGGCACAGCAGTCTGGGGCGGGAACTGCGGGCGCACAGTCAAAGTTATCGGCTGAATTAATTGTCCAGTAAAGGGGGATACGATGGCTCTTCGACAGTTATCCTCCATAAGGGGAGATACAAAAACATACACACTGACCTTTAAGAATTCTTCTGGGGCCGTTTATAATATTAAGAACTGGGTTGTAAAAATGACCCTTAAACAAAATGCGTCCCTTCCAGATTCGGAGGCAGTTGTTTCTAAGACCGTAACTACTTTTTCTGATACAACTTCTGGCACCACAGGAGTTGCCGAAATAACCCTTTTGCCTTCTGATACGGTTAATGTTGAGCCGGGCGAATATGACTTTGATATCGCGGTTACTACTGCGGACAGTAAACACTATACCGTCATGCGTGGCAAATATAACCTGGAGTATGACGTTACCCGTACACCAGGGACGGCAGGGACGGCGGCGTGAGCGATATCGATGTAACCCTAGAATCCGGTCAAGACATTAATGCCACTATCGTAACCGGCCCGGCAATAGCCGTGTCCGTCGATGGGACTGCCAGTGTTGAGGTGTCTTTTGCGGGTACGAGTTACATCGAGGCCACCATTGAATCCGGTGAGGATATCACCATTGAGCTTATTGAGGGGGTGGCCGGCTCCAGTGGCACATCCGGGTCCTCCGGAACTTCAGGCAATACAGATTATGCAACATCCGCCGGGAATGCCGGAAGTGCAGGCTCAGCCACTACCGCCGCCTATGCAGGGACAGCTTATTACGCGATAAGCGCTCCATCCGCTGGGATATCTGGAACAGCGACATTCGCTACCACGGCGGCCAATGCGGGCACCTCGTCTTTTGCAACAACTTCTTCCATTGCTGGAACTTCACCCTATTCAGGGACCTCTTCCAAGGCAACTTCGGCAGGTTATGCTGGGACAACTTATTACGCTCAATCAGCCGGCCAAGCTGGAACGGCTTATAAAGCTGCATCAGCTGGCGAGGCAGGAACTGCCTGGGGCGCAAGGCGTCTTGGTTTTTATGTTAAGGCCGGTGAGGCCATAAAAAAGGGTCAAGCTGTCTATATTTATTCAGCAACTGGGAACAATCCAGTTGTTAAGTTGGCCGACAATACAGATGCTACAAAATGCCGGATAGCTGGGCTGGCGTCTCAAGACTTGGCTCTTAACGCATTTGGGTTTATCCGCCGCGCCGGGGAGCTGGATGAAGTCGATACGTCAGCTACTGGATATGTAAATGCCGATGGCGGTGTATGGGCTGCTGGTACTCTTTTATTTCTTACAACTGGCGGTAAATATTCACAGACCAGGCCAACGTCTGGACGGTCTGTAAAGGCCGCCTATGTTCTTGAATCAGCCGGATTAGACACATTACTGGTTATCCCCTTTGAGAATCCCGTTTGGGTAAACGCGGCCAGGGCAGAAAACATTATCCTCCGTATGGGCGGGGCAACCGATGGAACCACCAGGGTTTCTTTCCGCAATTATGCAAATACCGAACTCGCTTATTTCGACGACCTTGGACAATGGCATGGTACCGGAGCCACCTTTGGGACAATCGGATATGCTACTACTTCAGGGACTGCTTCAAAAGCTATATCTGCTGGGACGGCAGGTAGGGCCGATTCTGCCGGTAAGGCAGCATCGTCAGATTACGCAGGGACATCTTATAAGGCGACGTCAGCCGCCGGGGCCGGGACTGCTTCCTTTGCCACCAGCGCCGGCAATTCCGGGACGACATACAAAGCCACTTCTGCTGCCAACGCTGGGTCAGCATCATATGCCACTACGGCAGCGATATCCGGCTCGGCCCCCTATTCCGGAACTGCTTACAAAGCGACATCAGCCGCCAATTCGGGCTCAGCGTCATACGCTACCACCGCAGCTATAGCCGGAACAGCCCCATATTCTGGTACGGCGTCTTTTGCAACAACGGCCAATATAGCCGGCACCGCTCCTTATGCCGGAACTTCGCAGAAGGCCACTTCAGCAGCTAACGCTGGAACGGCAGGCTATGCTGCTTCGGCGGCCAACGTAGCTTATGCGGATTCTTCAGGGCGCTCTGGTACTGCCTTCAGGTCTCAGCTATCAGGTACGGCATCGTTCTCCACGGCAGCAGGGACCTCTGATTTCGCCACCAGCGCCGGGAATGCAGGAACATCTTATAAGGCGACGTCAGCTGCCGTAGCCGGCAGCGCTGCCTACGCAGGCACGGCTTATTACGCGGAATCATGTGGTAACGCTGGTAGCGGAGGGGGAGGCGGCTTATCGACTGGGGGCACAGCAGATTATGCCATATCAGCCGGTACGGCTGCTTACGCTGCTTCAGCCGGTAATGGTGGAGGGCTGGCAACCGGAGGCACAGCTGCTTATTCTTTGTCGGCTGGCACCGCAGCAAAGGCTGACCTGGCAACATCTGCCGGTAATGCCGGCTCAGCAGGCTCGGCTACAACAGCAGCCAACGCTGGGACTTCATATTATGCGGCATCAGCCGCTTATGCCGGAACGGCCTTGTATGCCGAGTCCAGCGGAGCTGGAGGGGCAACATCTTCTGGGACATCTGGGACCTCGGCCACTGCTTTGGTTTCGGCGTTTGGCTTAACTATGGATGGCGCCGGAACGACTATTTCCACGGGAGTTAAGGGATATATTACCATTCCTTTCTCATGCACTGTTCAGGCCTGGTACTTGGTGGGAGACACGGCAGGAGATTTGGTTATCGATGTTTGGAAGAAGGCGGGAGCTTTGCCGACAGTTGCCGATACAATTGCCGGAACAGAGAAGCCCACATTGTCGGGGACGGCATATGCCCTGGACAGCAATCTTACAACATGGGGCACATTGGGGATAGCGGCAGGAGATGTGATTGCTTTCAATGTTGATTCTGCCGGGACCGTGCAGAAGGCAACTTTATCAATAAGATTTACGCAGTAGGTGTGCAATGGCTTATCTAGGATATGAATTTTATTATGACGGAACCAGGGCGACTTGGTGGGGGTATCTTCAGGTAGCCCTTGTTAATATGGGCTGGGAGCTCCATGATGATATAAGTGCGACAGTGAAAGTGTATAAATCAAACGGCGAATCAGGTAACGAGCCTTACGGGTACATCTGGATAGATGCCGGTACCGGTACATATGTCCAATTTTGTGCCTATCAACATTGGGATGCTGTGTCGCACGTTGGGATACGACCGCGATACACAGCCGATTCGCCAAGCACACATTCGCGAGTATCAGTTTTTTCTTCAACATATCCTGCTTTCCTTGGCGGAGACAAGGATATGGTTGTGATGGTAGCCTCTCAATATTATACCGGAAATGTTACGGGCTGTTGTTTTGGCCATATACCGACCAGACAAGGATTTGTTGTAAACGCCCACGGAACAGCAGGAACGGCAGGGACCCTTACAGTCGCTTCAACCTCTGGGCTTGGTAAGGGAGTAAACATACAGATTGTTGGAACAAATGGATATTGTGATAGGGCATTTGTTATAAGCTCTCCCAACAGCTCTACGATTATTGTTAATAAATTAGCCGTCGATTATGGAACTGGCTCAAAAATAGGCACACCGGCATCAACTTTTGGCATAACAAATGGACCCTCTTATTATGGCTATTGGTATCCAGTGAGCGTATGGGGAGATTCTGGAACGGCTGGAACTTCGACATTAAGCTATACTTTAATTGTAGCAACTCCCCAATTTAACTCGATTTTATTTAGTGAAAATAAGTATATACTGTCCCCTTATATTATAAGCAATGTATCGTCAGCAGTTCCTGGTTCCCTGATTGGTTGCACTAAGCATTTCTTATATGGGTATATGCCAACCCAATTAGATGTGGCCATTGCAAATAATGATGGCTCTATTTCCACTGCAGGGACAGGTTCATTTGGCACAGCATCAAGCGCTGGGACTGCCTCGCTTATTGATTCTTCTAAGGCGTGGGGAGCAGATGAATTAGTTGGAAAGTTTTGTGTTATCACTGGTGGGTCTGGAACGGCAGCTGGTGGAGTAAAAAAAATAACAGGAAATGACGCTACGTCATTTACTGCTGATAGTAATTGGAAAATTCAACCAGTTAGCGGCTCCGTTTATATGTTGTCTGATTTTGCGCGGAGACAGATGCAGAATGTTATTGGTTCATACTCTATGTACCTAATAACAGATACTAAAGTGCCAGAATAAGGGGGCGGTAATGAGTTATATTGGTTATGAATTCATGTATGACGGAACCCGGGCTGCTTTTTGGGGATATATACAGACTGCCATGATTAATATGGGCTGGGAGCTCCACGATAATATCAGTGCAACCGTTAAGGTTTATAAATCCAATGGTGAGTCTGGGAATGAGCATTATGGCTATGTTTGGATTGATGCTGGTACCGGCGCCATTATAGCGTTTGCTTTCTATCAATATTGGAATAGCGCATCGCACACTGGTGTAAGGCAAAAATTAGCGGGGGGAAGTTCAACATGGAGCCAGCTTGGTGCGGCAAGTTTCCAGGCGCTAAGCCCCGGGATGATTGTTGGTGATAAGAATCTCGTTTTTATAACACCTAACATAGGCATTGTCAACACTGCTCAATATGGCATTATATTCGGACACCTCCCTGTCCGGTTTGATAATAATATAACAAATGCGCAGGGTACTGCAGGAACGGCAGGGACTATAACAATCGCTTCGTCTGCTGGACAGGGAGTCGGCAAGAGAATCCAAATTGTTGGAGATGAGGGTTGCGACAGTTTAATAATTACAGCCTCCCCTGACGCAACAACAAGAAAATTAATAGCCTTGCCAAGAAACTATGGGACCGGTGCTGTCATTGGCTCCCCTGCTACGACTTTTGGCTGTGGATACGTAACGAGCAACTGGTGGTTCCCTGTTTCTATGTGGGGAGATGCAGGAACAACAGTTGGGACCACTTATCTATATGCACAAAATATCTCAAGCCCGGCGCTGGGAAGTCTTTCGTTTTATAATGAAGGCAAGTATTATCTCACCCCGATTTATATAGTTAATATACTGGCAACTATACCAGGGCATATAATGGGAAGCCTTGGCAATAATTTCTTATGTGGAATTACCCCTGCAGCGATGGATATGATGATACTTAATAACGATGGTTCATTCCCAGAGGTAAATTTAATAACCGGGCTCACTGCTAATACGATAAGTGATTCAACGCGGTCATGGGCTGTAAACGCCCATGCCGGAAAGTTTTGTTGCCTTACAAATGGGCCCGGAATTGGTCTCGTAAAAAAAATATCTTCAAATACGTCAGATACGCTGACGGTAGATAGTAATTGGCCGTCAACATATTACCCTTCTGGTGGAACGGAATTTAAAATAGTAGATGTTGTTTATAGGGGCCATGCAGGGCTTTTTTCATTAGCAAGTTACATAAAAATAACGCAAACAAGCGTTCCGGCATAAGGAAGACAAAATGGCCTTTTCTTGCTTTCATTATGACAGTATAAAATCTGGAGTATTTGGTACATCGCTAGGGTGTGTCCTAGCTCAAAGGGAGCCTGTGGCGGCCTCTGCAAAAAAACATAAAATATTCTGTGATGTTAATTGGATGAATATGGGAAATTATAGCACCGCAGCAGGCACTTCCGGCACTGGCGGAACGACAATTATTGCAGCGGGAAATTACACGTGGATAGGATAAAAAATGGACGAAAATAAATTATTGGAAGAGTTAAAAAATACAATAAGAGAAAACCAGCAAAGCGAAAGTAAATTGACACTGACCTGGGCGGCGGTTGTCACAATTCTCGTCCTTCTGTTTACCGGATTATTCACCGGATATTTTACCAATGCGACTCGTATTACGAAACTGGAATCTGACTTTAAGTACACTATCGAAACTGTGGCTACCTTAAAGAGTGACCAGAAGGCGGCATTGGAATTGTTGGCGGAGATAAGATGGGACCAAAAAAGAAGAGAGGCTAAAGGGCAATGAACATTTATTCTTTAATGGGATTTATCCCGTCGGTGAAGCGTAAGAGAGAAAACTGGGAACGGATACAAGAATTAATCGTCAGGATAGAGGGCCAACAGAGTCTTCTCGCTGAAGATGCGGAAATGTTCCGGGCCATATTCTGTGTATCCCCAACCCCGATGCTGGTTGTTGGAGTGGACGATGCCATTATAAAACAGGTTAATACGTCATTCGTGGAACTGACCGGCTATACAGAGGAAGAGGCCGTGGGGAAGTCTATTTATGAATTATCCCTGTATGAAGACCCGGAGCAGAGAAGCATGGTTGTTTCGAAGATATTGGATGCTGGATATATTAAACAGGTTCCTATTAATTTTCGGATGAAGGATGGACGTATCCGGGAATGTTACCTATCTTCCAAGGTCTATTCCCGCAAGGGCAAGAAGCTGATGATATCAGTGGTGGATATTGCTGAGAATCTACATCGCAGAATTGGAGATGATTAGTGGCGGGCGGTGTTCTTTGAAAACTGAATAGGGTTTAAACTTGGAAAAACATAGAACCAGAAATGTAGCCAGGTTAATCGCATCAATGGTCACCGCTGACTTTGCGTACCCTTATTTAGTTTGCCTTTTCAAGCGTAGTAGTATGATAGGAGCCTTTGTCGTTCCGAGCGCCCGTCACTTTTTATAAGGAGTTCAATATGAGCAGCCGCGACATAAAAGATTTGTCTTCGGAGATGCGGGACAGGGCAGCCGAGTGGGAGATAAAAATGCTCCAGGCCGGCATTGGTTATCTGATTACCTGTACCCGTAGGACGATAGAGGAGCAAAAGAGTTTATATGCCCAAGGACGCACTAAGCCGGGCAAAAAGGTAACATGGACTCTAAAGAGCAAGCATATCAACGGAGATGCTTTTGATTTTGTTATTATGGTTGATGGCAAGCCCGACTGGAAAATGTCCCATAAGGACTTATGGGATAAGGCAATCGAGTTTGGAAAGAGCCTTGGCTTAACCCAGGTTATTGGTAAAAATGGGAAGGTTAAAGAATACGCGCATTTACAGGTGGCAGCATGAAAATGTCAAATACAGAATTGATGAGCATGATGGCGGGCGAAGAAAGATATAAGCAGGAGCTCCGGCGCCGTTTGAAGTTTGCCGAGGAAGCAATAGATGTCATGGAGATTGTTCAGGCGCCGTATGCTTGTGATGCCCCAAAGATGCTTACGACAACGGTAAACGCGATGCTGCTTTATGCGAAGGAACAGAGGTGGTTAAATGGCGTTTAGTTGGATAGTAACAGCGATGTCAAAGGTTTTGACTGATAAGAAGTTGGACATTATTATCGGCCTTCTTGAAGAGGCCCGAGGAAAGGAGGATGCGCTCATGGCAGAAATTACAGGTTTGGAAACAAAGGTTCATGAATTGATTACGGCTGTATCGGCGGCGGTTTTGCTGATTCAGGGATTCCCGGCACGGCTGGAAGCGGCAGGTGTTGACCCCGCAAAAGTGGCTGCATTGGAACAGGAAGTTGCAACGGCAACGGCAAATATCACGGCGGCAGTAGCGGCCAACACGCCCGCGGGAACGCCGTAAAAGGACTGACGGAATGTGGGGCTATGCCCCACTTCCACAGGAGGGGAGATGAAGAAAACATTTGAATATATGGGATGGGCGATACTGGGGCTGGTAATAGGTATGCTGTTCGCGTTTGCGACACAGGCCGAGCCATACTTGGGCTGTGACCCTCCGTTGGTCACTGACCCTCCGGTGGAGTTCCATACCGTGACGGGTACGTGGGTGAGTCCGACAGGCACGATAGCGGTCCCTTCGGCTGCTGATGGTTCATGCCATTTTGACATGGGGCCTGCGCCTATCGGGGTGAATAATATGACCATTTCTTCATGCTCTACCAAAGACGGTTGCTCTGACCCGAGGGCGTTTATCCTTTACCGGACACATGGAGAGGGGTTCACGCAAGACCAGAAAACATTCACCATAAAAGAACAGTGGACGGTGAGGGAAGGTGAGGTAATTTTGCAATGAATGGAAGAGCGTTGGGATTATTGATAATGGTAATAAGCGCAGTTCTTTTTATTTATTTTGTCATATTTGTCGGCGGGATAGTTTTTGCCGCTGAATGTACGGCCAAGTATAACACCGGCACGGAAGTCATATTAACTGCTACTCCATGCCCGGGTTCGTATTTTGTTCGATGGGATGGCGCGTGTGCTGGGCAGGGAGCAATATGCAAGGTTAAGATGGACGGTGATAAGCAGACATCTGCTGTGTTTGAGCCGATTCCCTTTCCACAAAATTTACGTCTTTTGGATTTCACTGGGTTCACGCCGAAAGACCTTATACGTTGTGATATCTAAGGAGGCAGCATGGATTCTTCTGCAACAGTAAGCGCCAGCGGATTAATATATGGATTCCAAAACACTTTGGTTTCTATGGAGATTGGCATGGCTGGGAGTACGACCATCCATAAGGTGCATGAGCCTCTTTACTACATTGATGAACAGGGACGACTTTGGTTCATCCCCATTGGGTTTGAAACAGACCTTGCATCAATACCGCGAATCCCCGTTGTGTGGTTTTTATGGGGAGACAGGGTCCACAGGGAAGGCGTTCTCCATGATTTCGCGTATCGGAAAGATTCATATTATTTTGTCCGGAATGCATCTGGGGTGTGGATTAAGGTAGATAAACAAATATCTCGCAGTGAGGCTGATGACCTATTGTTTGAGGCAATTAGAAGCGAGAGCCCATGCCATAAAGGCGAGCCATTTTGGGTATCTTATCCGGTGTGGGCTGGTGTTCGGGTAGGTGGATGGGGAGCATACCATAACATGATGGTGGAAGATAAATATAAACTGGACCACTCTTACCAAACCCTTAAGGAGTCGAAGGTAACTGTGTGCAATAAATAGCTTCGTTTTCTTGATGTAAAGAGAATAACTTGCTATTAAATATTTAATAGGCGTGTCCGGGGCTAGGCTCATTACCGAAGATGGAATCCCTCCCATCGCGCCCCGGGCCATTTATAAACAGAGGGAACCTTGAGAGAGGGATAAAAGGAGGATTCATGTTTGGCGAATTAAGGGTAAAAGCAATTTTTAACGAGCGAACTGGGTATGGCATTCATGCTTCGCGGTTCTTCCCCGAGCTGGATGCTTTAATGCGTAATGTGAAGAATGGCAAAGGTGCCGTTACTATAACTTTAGATGATACCGTAACCGCGTCGCAGAGGACCGATTTCCCGGCGGCTCCATCAATCCTTTATAATGTTTGGGAGTCAACAGAGCAGCCCCAGGAGTTTATGAATAACCTGCGCAATTATGACCAGTTATGGGTGGCCAGTGAATGGCAAAGGGCATGTTCTATTGCCCAGGGCGTCCCGGAGGAATTCGTCAAGGTTGTCCCGGAGGGAGTGGACCCAAATATTTATAAGCCGCTAGAGGAAGACTTAGTCCCATCCAGGCTTCCGAGAAAAGCCCCCATGCCCTTTAACTTTCTTCACGTTGGGCAATGGCAGCCGCGCAAATCAACCCTTGAAGTTATTAAGGCCTTCCAAGAGGCTTTCCCTTTGGATGCTGTTGGTTATGATAACAGTAATTTCCGCCTTTATTTATCAGTGGATACATTGTTCCCATCGGACCAATATAAAACTACAGAAGAGAGGTTGGCGGCTTATGGCATCGAAGACCCACGAATCATCGTTGTACATTTTGAAGAGCGAGAGGATTATATCCGGAGGCTACAACAGGCCCAATGTTTTGTTACCTGTGCGCGTTCAGAGGGATGGAACCTCCCGCTTATCGAAGCAATGGCATGTGGCGTTGTGTCCATCGCATGCGATTTTGGCGGCTCAACCGAGTATGCCATGGATGCTGTTAAGGTCCGGGTGGCTAAATTAATAAAGCCTTTTGGAATATATGGCAATTGGGAAGTTCCTGGCCAATGGTGTGAACCGGACTTTGAACATCTCGTAAAACAGATGAGGGATGTTTATAGCCGCTATGAGAAGCATAAGGCGCGGGCGCTGCAGACTTCTGATTTTATCCGGGAAAAATTTTCATGGAAGGCCGCGGCCGAAAAGGCCTATAAACATCTTGAGGAGTTATCCGAAAAGATAGAATCTTCCAGTTTGCCCGCCGTGAAAATAACCCATCACGGGCCTCCAACTCCTACTGCCACCATCGAAGATAGTCCGGAGAAGAAGATTATTTCTTACGCTAAGAAGTTGGGGTATGAAATAGAGTCTCTTCGCAAAAGAAAAGTCATCTTCACTATTGACTGCCACCCCTCTTCTATGGAACGGGTTGAGACTTTGGTTGAGTCGGTGCGGCAGGTAAAAAGGCTTGGATACCCAGTCTTGGTCACATCTCACCTTCCGCTTCCACAGCCGGCTATCGAAGAAGCTGATTTTTACATTTATGATAAGAGAGATATCCTTTCCGGCGACGATTTGCCGGTTTATTCTCGTGTGGTTGGAGAGGGTAAGCTTGAGCGAAAACAGGCGAGCGTTCAATGCCATGCCTTGGCCTGGCTCCATAATATCCGTAATGCCATCGATTTCTGCATTGGTAAATATGACTGGATTTATAACATGTCTTCCGATGCTGAATGTGACCTTCAGGAATGGGTCGATAAAGTTCTGGCCTCTGATAAGGACTTAATAGCGACCAAGTGGGAGGGCGCTGATGAGACCTTTAATGGGCAACTCATTGCCGGCAAGGTCGAGATGTTTGATAAGCTATACCCCCGTTTGGAGACATGGGAAGAGTTTAAGGAAATGTTTGCCGAATGGAGATTCTGCTGCGAGAGAGGTTATTATAAGCGAGCGGAAAAACTCATTGGCCTTGATAATATAGACTTTGTTGATGTTGGCCCGATTGGCAATCGATTTGACCAAGTGGACCGCGGTGTATGGCCGGACGAGGTTTTCCTCTGCAATTTCATTGATGGCCCGAACCTTACCATAAGCGGAATATCCAACCGAGAATACGATGTCAGATATACCACTCCGGATGGGTCGGCCATGTTTAAAACCATGCAGAAACCTGGTATGGTTAGCCGTGCGGCTATTAAATACCATAAAGACTGGACTATCTCTGCCTATCTCAATGGAGAATTAAAATTCCAGCATCATATGGACCTTACGGGGAAAAGAGTTCTTATTTCTCTGGGGTCTAAGGCTCTTGGCGATACTATCGCCTGGATGCCCTATATCGAAGAGTTTCGTAAAAAACATAACTGCCATGTCATTACTTCTGGCTGGTGGCAGGAGATATTTGATTACCCCGAACTGGAATATGTAAAACCGGGCGACCAGGTCCCCGATGTTTATGCGACTTATCAGGTGGGATGTTTCGACGAGCAGTTGCATCTTAACGTCCAAGATTGGAGGCTCACTCCTTTGCAGAAGGTCGCCGCCGATATCCTGGGTCTGGATTATCAGCCGATAAGGGCCAAGTTAAAGTTTACTCCACATAAGGCGGGCAATGGCTCTATCCCCGGCCCGTATGTATGCTTCTCTGAATTCTCTACGATGAGAAACAAATTATGGAATCGTCCCGGAGCATGGCAAGAGCTCATTAACTCCTTAACGGATAAAGGCTATAAATGCGTATCAATCAGCAATGAAGAGTCGCAGCTGGCCAGTGTGATAAAGCACAATAATCAATCCATCCAGAATAGCATAGCCGATATTGCCAGCGCTGAATTTTATGTCGGGTTAAATGCCGGTCCTTCCTGGATAGCATATGCCCTGGGCATACCAGTTGTTATGATTACCGGCGTATCAGAAGTCTGGAATGATTTTCCCAATCCATACCGGATTGCTATCAATAACGAAGTATGCGGTATTGGATGCTTTAATGACCCGACGCATAAGATAGACCGCGGCTGGGAATGGTGCCCTCGCAACAAGGATTATGTCTGCACGAAGAACATAACCCCGGAGATGGTGATGTCCACAGTCGAAAAGCTATTGGAAGATAGAGGCCTTTTGGAGGATTTGAACCATGCCATTAAAAAAGGGAACAAGCGAGAAGGTAATAAGCGAAAACATAAGGGAGATGGTCAAAGCAGGCCATCCGCAGAAGCAGGCTGTGGCTGCGGCGCTGAATAATGCCGGTAAGAAAAAGAAGGGGTATGGCATAGGCAAGAAATAATGGATGTTATAAAACGCATATTAAGCACTTTAGGGACGCCAACGGTCGAGGCTGCCGTTGTGCCGTTGCGCCCCGAAGAGCGTTATGCGGGGATTATTGATGCGGCAGCAGCCAAGCACAATGTTGACCCTAACCTTGTGAGGGGAGTTATTAAGACTGAAAGTAATTTCAATCAAAATAAAATTTCTCCTGCTGGGGCCATTGGAATGATGCAGTTGATGCCCAGGACAGCCAAGGGAATGAATATCAACCCTTATGATGTTAACCAGAATATTCATGGTGGTGTCCAGTATTTAGCACAGCTTATCAACCGCTATGGCGGTGATTATAAGTCGGCTCTTGCTGCTTATAATGCTGGGCCCACAACTTTTGCGAGAAGCGGAGGGAACATCAATCGCCTTCCGAAAGAAACACAACAATACGTCCCCAAGGTTATGGGGTATTTTAAGGGAGGAATTGAGTAATGGCAGGAAAGCCACAATTAGGAATAGGCAATTCTGATTTAAGGTATGATGGAAAGCCGAAAAATATCATTGATAAACTTGGGGATTTTCTTACCCCGAAAGCGAAGACCGCTCCAACGCCTGCGCCTGTCCAGTCGCCTGGAAACGCTGGCGCCCCCATGACAACGATAGATGCGATTAAGAAAAGAAATGCTGCTCTGAACAGCATAAAATAACAAAGGGGCTTCCAATGGATAACGCCTTATTGTTTGAGATAAAGGGATTTTCCGGTGTCAATAACATTGACCCGGATTGGCGCATGCCGGTGGCGCAGGTGGATAAGCCGCATATCGGCGTTGTTGCGGATATGGGGACGATAGACAATCTTGATATCGACAATGTCAACTCGTTGAAGACGCGGCTCGGTTCCGTTGAGAAAATAACAGGAACGGATATCCATAGTCTTTGGTCCAATGGGAGCGTATGTTTCTACGTTGATGAAACAACGCTTTATTCTATGTCTGCCCTATATGCCGGAACGGCCTTAAAGACGGGTCTTACGCCAAATGCAAGGATGACCTATCAAGAAGTTAATGACCGTATTTATATGACGAATGGGACGTGGATTGGGTATTATAAAGAAGGGACTATTTACGATTTAACCATCCCGACCATGACCTATAAGGCCGTTCTTCCTGCCGGCCAGCACATGACCTTTTATCAGGGCCAGCTATATATAGCATCCAATAACGTCTTATACATTGCTGATGCTCTTAGCGACCATTTCGATGTGCGGTATGGATACCGGCAATTCTTAAATAATATAACGATGCTTCATGCAGTCGGCAAGGGTATCTATGCCAGCGATGGGAAGACGTGGTTTATGACTCGCTCGCCTGCGTTGAGGACTGATGAGCCTGATGAATTTCGCAGGGAAGAAGTGCTTTCTGTGGGCGCAATTCCCTATACAGATGTTGAGATTTCTGGGTCAGATGTCAAGGATGGGGAAGCGGAGGATTATTTAATTTGGATGTCCCAAGAAGGTGTGTGCCTGGGCAGTGGCGATGGAAAAGTATTCCAGGCAACAATTACCAAATATCATTTGCCGGATTATGCTGTCGGGAGCGCGTGCCTTCGCAAGGCGAGCGGAGTAAATCACTATATAGCAACTTTAGGTTAACAGGAGGTTATCATGGCTTTAAAACTTTCTACTGGTATGAGAAATGGATTATGCGGCTCTCTCGGAGTTAAAGATATGCTCAATGGCGGGCATATCAAAATTTACACGGGGAGTCAGCCAACAAGTCCGGACTATGCGGAAACGGGGACTCTTCTCGTGACAATTACCTCGTCTTCCGGAACGGATGGGGTTGTTCTTGGTACGCAAGGAACGGGGGTTATCCCCAAGGCGGCGAGCGTTTGGTCTGGTCTGATTGCCGCGGCCGGTGTTGCGGGGTGGTTTCGATTTCATGGCACAGGTGGAACTACCGGTACCAGCGCCACCGAAGTGCGCCTTGATGGAAATGTTGGCGTCAGCGGCAGCGACCTGGTTCTGGCAAATACATCGCTGGTTGTTGGCGCAACTTTGACCATTGATACATTTAACTTAACGCAGCCAGCATCATAAGGAGGTCGTTATGGCCTTAAGAATTAATGCCGGCCTCCGTTCTCAGTTGGTGAATATGCTGACAGGGACAATGGGGACGTGCGTATTAGATGTTTATGGCGGTACGCAGCCATCTTCTGGTGGAGGGGCTAGTACCAATGCCGTGCTTGTTTCTATCTCTGGGATTATTTGGGGCACTGCGGCCACTACGGGGACGGTAGGATTGGGTGCAACATATCCAGGAACGGCTGGCTCAAGCGGGACATTGGGTACCGCGGTTTGGGCTAGGCTGTCAGACGCCGCGGCTTCAGCGTTTGTCATAGACGGAGCATGTGGCACTTCATCGCTTAGTGAATTTGTTATGGATGACGAAGTCATTGTCGGAGGCGAGGTTTATACCCTGACAAATGCGGATATAGTCATGCCCGCCTCTTAAAAGGAGAGCTTTATGCAATTTCCGTTATTAACCATTTCGGGTAATATTGTTAAAAACCCCGCGGCGGAATTTGATTTAACGCTCCCCATGCTAACACTTGCCTTTGAGGGCGGTGGAGAGCTTAAATTAAATGTCCCTATTTTTACGGCCGTTATAGAGGCGCACGTTGACCCTATAGCCAGTATCGGCATTACCTTGCCGCGATGGACATTGGAGGCCACGGCCCTTACTACCGGTTCGGGAATCGCTTCTGTATCACTTCCGGCATTGACAATTTCTGCGACCGCATCTCAAAGCCCAATAGCTTCTTTAAGTAAAAATCTCCCCATGTTATTGCTTTCGGCAACGGGGACTGTGGGATATGTCGCGTCGCTCGAAAGACCTTACCCCTCTTTAAGGCTGAGCGCTTCAGCATCCTGGCTAGCTCCTGGTACTATATCAATCGAGCTTCCACCTTGGACATTGGAAGCTTATGCCAGGACGGTTAAGGTCGGACTTTCTTTTAACCCGAGGAGTATGGCGTTTTCTAATTACTCAGCGTTCGATTATAACAGCATTGCCTATTTCAATGGGAAGACAGTTGCTGTTACCAGGACTGGATTGTATGAGATTTCTGATGACGTGGATAATGGGACGGCAATTGAATGGAAGCTGCGCACAGGGCAACTTGATATTGCCCATAACCACTTAAGGCAAGTTTGGATAACAGGTAAATTCGACGCTGTCTTCAAGGTTGTTATAGAGGATATCGAGGGGAACCGTTACGAATATGAAGCTCATCCATGGAGCGATGACCCAAATGAAGTAAGGGTCAAGATTGGAAAAGGCATCAGGTCCAGATATGCCATCCTTGAGCTTAGCGGCGATGCTGCCGTTACTATTGATAAGGTAAGAATGTTTGGTGTGCGCGGAGGCATGAAGAGGTAATGGCTTTCCGAACTGGGGTACCGAGAAGAGAGAACCAGCTTGCTGGGGCTATGGGGACCAGCGCTACCAGTGTTGTCTCCGAGTTTGATAAGTTTGGGGAGATAGAGCCTTACTCCCTGGCTATCGCCAACCGTAAAGAACTTAATGCTCAATATGACGACCAGATGTATAATTCACGACAAGGGGTCGTTATTCGGCGGTGGGGAGCCCCGGGCGAACAACAATTTGAGCAGGCTGTTAAAGTTCTTCCAGGGTCTGATGATGTTGACGCTGCTGCTTGGGAGAAATATCATTCAACAGCAGGCACGGCAAGCACTTCCGTCCCTCCAATTTCGGATTATGAATGTTGCGCATGGCTACGAATAAAGGCCCCCAGCTCTGTAAAGAGTGGGTCAACATCTGGTATTAGCGCCGGAGCAAAAAGAGGGTGTGTTTATTATTGGTCTATAGAGGGATGCAATCCAAGTTATTGGGGATGTGGTTCTCTTGCTGCCGCAGGAACAGGTGGGAGCGGGGCGGGGCTCCACCAAACAAGCCTTGGCATGGTCTTTATTGCTCCAACCATTCCGGATGCTAAAACTATTAATTGCGGTAGGACTGTTGATACTAAGATTAAGGTAGCAGTGTTAACAGCCGATGGAAAAAAGCAGGTTGCTGCCGCTGTTGGTACCGCCGGATGGTCTGGATATGGGATGGGGCCAGGCGACGAGCTATATGATTTATTTGGTCCGGAAAATGTGTGCGACGATACAGCGACCATAACAACAGTGGCTGATGACTGCAATGAAGGCGATTGCGCAAATGTTCATATAGGCTATGCATCCAACACAATGGGCGTTAGCGAATATCAAGGGCTAGTTGCTGTGGGCGCGACCTCAGATATGGATATAAGATGGGAAAGCGTTGGAGGCGGTAGCCTGTCCGGTAGTGGGGTGAATGTCGTTTATAGTTCTCCGCCATCTAATTGGAATTGTGAAGAAAGTGGGTATATTAAACTCTATTGCAACGGCGTACTTGTTGATAGTCTTAAGCTGGGGGTTACTGTCTTTATTTATACCTGGGTAGCATATGTTAATTATCAGCTAGTTTGTGACCTGGATATATATCATAATGAATCTTTGTCCCCAAGTTGCCCATATGTAAATAATTATGTTGCAACAGACTTAGTTTGTACGTACCCCGGTTATTGCAATACCGGATGTTGCCAAACATATTATGACTGCGCCGGACGTATGTATTCCCGTGGCATGGGCGCATTTGAATGGGATTGGGTTCCATTGTCAGTAACATGTGCTTGGTTAACACAAGCAACTAACTGTGATATCTTTGGAGAGGGCAACCATGACATAAGGCAGTCTTATATGATGGACGCTGCCTGCTGCCCGCCAGAAATGTAACTCATAAGAAAGGATGCTATGCTAAAAAAACTTAGTCAGGAGCAGTTTCAAAACAGATTGACCGAGATGTTGAAGGCTAGGCAAATGTTTATGCCACATATTACAAATAATGTTACGACGGCTTGGGAGCTTTATCAAAAAATAGTGGCCGAGGAGGAAATGAGCATTTTTATAACCAATGCTCAGGTTGAGCACTTAAAACAAAACCCATTAAAAGATTTGCAGCGCCCTAAGTGCCCGGAATGCGGAGAGGATATGGTGCTTAAGATTGGTGCCGTTGACATGAATGGGAAGCAGTGGGCAACGGCTTGGGCGTGTAAACCATGTATGATAGAAATATATTCTGAAGATTCTGTGGAAACGTGGAGGAAAAAGTTGATAGATGTTAAAAGATTACCTGAAAAATAGTAATTTGGTGGAAGAGCAATGCCCTATATGCGGCAAAAATCTGCGGTACAAAGCTCCGTGTTGCAGTGATAAAAACTCTTATTTAGTTTGCCCCTGCGGGTTTAAAAAAGTTTTGGAGAAGAAAAATGAAACTGCTCCTGTGCATCATAGCGGCGGAAGCGCTGACCCAGCTGGCGTGCAAGGCTGAGGTATTTAATCGGCCGCGAGAGTGGGTTAAGTCGTTAAGTCAGTTTACAAATGACCTATTAAGTTGTCCATACTGTGTCTCGGTCTGGGTGGCGGCATTTACCACTGTAATTTATTTAGCTTGGGAAAGTGTATATTTATTCGCCATTATGTTAGTTATACACAGGATGAGCAACGTCTTGCACGATGTCTTCCGGATTGTATTTAATGTTAAGCTGGACCAGGTTTTAAGCAGAAAATAGGAGGAGTATTATGGCCACATGGTTTTCCGATTACGTGCAAGGCGTGATAGATTCTATGGAGTCGTATGCAAGGACCACCTTTAATACGGCAAATGATTATTTGGACGATTTAAATGCCATTGTAGTGAAGGAATTGATAATGGTTCCTCCGACGATTGACATTCCTCCTCCCGGAAGTATTGAACTCGACCCTGTAATTTCGCCATTAATCCCAGTATCTCCGGCGGATAGTGAATTTCCAACATCCCCTGGCGATGCTCCATCTGTCGAAGACCATTCATTCCCCGGGGAGCCGGTATTTACCTTACCAACACCTCCGGTGGTCAATGAAATAACCATCCCAAGTTTTGTCTCCAATGAAATAGCTGGCATATCAGCGGAACTACCGACCTTTACGGATGAGCTTGGAGCGATAAGTAGCCTCGACAATGGAGGGAATGCGCCGCACGATACATTGCTTCAAGCTGTGCGCGATAAATTACTAAGCAATATCCAAAACGGCGGAACGATGCTGGACCCCACCGTTGAAGATGATATCTGGGACAGGGACAAAGAGCGTAATGAACAGGCCCTACGTGATGCCATGGACAAAATTACCACACAATGGGCCAAGTTGAACTGGGGCCTTCCTGATGGGTTATTGGCTGGGCAAATATTGGCAATCAGTAACGAGTATATGAATAAGGATTTGGACAGGTCCAGAGAAATCGCTGTTAAGCAGGCGGACCTAGAGCACCAGGGGATGTTCAAGTCTCTGGAAATGGGAATTAGCCTAGAAAAAATCATTATGGATTCCTATAACGAATATGCCAAAAGGGCCCTGGATGCCTCTAAGTCAACGGCTGACATTACCATTTCTATCTTTAAGGAACGCATCAATAAGTTTAATGCGTTATTGGGCGCGTATAAGACTGATGTTGAGGCTTTTAAAGGTAGGATTGATGCCGAGGTTTCCCGCGCTAATGTCTATAAAACGCAAATAGAAGGACTCGCTCTTGTCAATCAAATTGATGAGACCAAGGTCAAGATATATATGGGTCAACTCCAGGGGATAAACACCATGGTTGATATTTATAAGAACCAGGTGCAGGCAGTCGCTACACAATACGAGGCCGAAAAGATAAAAGTCGAAAGATTTAAGACACAGGTTGAGGCTTATGTTGCCCAGATTGAGGGCATTACCAAGAAGTACGCAGTAGAGGTGGATGGATTTAAGGCCTTCATCTCTGGGTATGCTGCTTCCACTGACGCTCAAACAAAGTTGCTCGACCTGCAAGGACGGGCTCAGATTGCCCAAGCTGAGGCAACTATTAAACAATGGGAAATAGAAGACGGCATTACTCAAAAGAATTTACAAATAAAGATGGAGGCCTTAAAGACGATGGCTCAGGTTTCATCCAACCTTGCTTCGGGAGCGTTGTCTGCATTGCATGGTGGAGTAAATGCCTCTATTTCTGGGCAGACATCATTACAATACGAAAAACTATAGGAGGAATAAACCATGGCATACGGAATAGACCCGGCATTACCTAAAGAGATTAATGATTGGAATAGCCCCGAGCACTGGATTCGGAGTGATTTATCGAGCGCGCTAGACCGCAATGACATGGGGAAGGCGAAGGTTTTGGCTGATGTTCTACAGACGACATTGTTGCCAGGAATGCAAGCAGGCAAGAATGCGGCAGGCATTATGGAAAAGACAATCGACAAAGCACCTGATTTGTTAAAGGCTACGAAAGAGGTTACTCCCAGCCCAACCGGCCAGGCTGTTGTTGACCAAGCCCAGAATCAAGCTGGGATTGGCCAAACCCCGATTGATTATACCTCTTTATTGACTAAGAGGTGGAGCCTTCCAGGAAAAGAGCTTTTATTCAAATAGGAGGATAAGTGATGGCACAGAAATTTGATGCGGACCCGAACCACATAATTCCGGAAAGCGCCAAGCAGACGGACACAAATTTACTGGAGTTAGCCAACCAGATAAATTTAAAAAATCAAGTAACTCAGCCAGCCCCGGCATGGGGGATTAGCGCTGCCTCTGACGTGGGTAAAGTATTAAGGGCGGCAAGCAATATTCCCAGGCGTGCCTGGGATGCATCTCGAAACATAGAAAAGGATATTGCTTCTGTGCCACAGTTTGCGGCAGCTGCTGCCCTTAACTACTTATCAGGCGGTGCGGCAAACGATATCGTCGATGCCGCTGGTAGAAATCTGGAAGAGCGGGCAAAGAGATATGGCATCGGTGTTCCCTCTGCACAAGCAGCTACCCCAGCTGCTGTGACCACTCCTCCAGCCTCGGTCGTTCAGCCCCCGGCAAAGCCAACTATGGAACTTACCGATGAAGCTACGCTTAGGGCAAGCGTAGGCGCTCCGGCAAACGGAGGCCCAAAGAACCGCAATGATGAATTATATGCTGCGATAAATGCTTTGGACGATAAAAGGTTTGTCCAATTTATGAAAGATAATCCGACTATCCCTGGTGTTGGATATGTAAAAGGCAACGATGGGAGGATGGTGCGGTTTGCTGAGAACCCAGACAGGAAGAAACGAGAGCCAATGAGCCCTATTGAGATGGAGGGTGTTGGTAAGACCTTGGCCGGAATGGGGCATTTACAGGCCGGGATAGGTTCCAGGGAACACGCGGCGCAGGTCGGTCGTGTTGCCGACATGGAAAAGGCCCGTATGAATGACGAGAAGTTATTACTCGATTTCCAAAATAATAAATTGCCGGCCAACTCTCCCATACTTGCATATGGTCCTGACAACAAGCCTATCCACGCTACCGAATTGGGTTTATTAAAAATGATGGACGATGGAAAGAAGGTCCATCCGGAATATGCTGACCAGGCGGCGTCTCTTTTGCGGGAGCGCGAGGGGCATATTAAGGCGGAGATGGATAAGGATTATGTTACGAGCAAAGGCAAAGAGCCTCAGTATGATATTAGCCAAAAGGATAATCTTAAATCTGCTTTTGCTAAAAAGCGCTGGAGCCTTATAAAGGAATGGGAGGCTAGAAAGCTGCAGTCCCTTAAGTCGAAGGTTCAAACATATTAGGAGTTGAAGATGGCTAATCGTTTTGATGCGTATTTCAATGATGACGCTGCGCCTGCATCAGGTAACTCTGCCAGACAAAATCGCTTCGATAAATATTACCCGGACGAAACACCTTCCAGCGGCGGACTTGGAATCGGTAGCAATCCTGTAACAAACCTTGGAAAGGGATTAGTCCGTGGCGTAACCCATGGCCTTCCGAAGCAGCTCGCCCAAGCATCTCAACAGCTTGGGATTGGCGGAAGGGAGCCCGGGGACTTTGCGCAAGAATTAGTTGAAAGAGGCAATAAGGCTGAAGAGGAAGCCGGAGCCCCTGGTATGTTTGAGCAGGCTGGCGAGATGATTCCTTCATCTATCGGTATCCCTGCGGCTTTGTATGGCGCTGGTTTAATTGCAAGGGCTATCCCCACCGTGCCAACGCAAATAGCTTCTCCTATTTTAATGGGGGCTGGGAAGGTGGCTGGGCTTGTTACCCCGGCAGTCTTCGGATTATCGCAGGCAGAGCAAACAAGGAGCGAGGCGATTAAGCGTGGAGTTGACCCTGGCAGTGCCCCATTAAAAACTGGTACCATTGAATGGCTTGGGGAGACAGTAGGCAACTATGCACTTTTAAAAGCGTTTGGTCCGCTTGGGGGAATTGCCAAATCTATTATTGGTCAAACCGGGGCCAAGCAGGCATTAAAAGGAACGGTCCTTGGATTCCTAAAGCAATTCGCGCTTGTTACTGCGCCTACTGAAATCCTTACAGAAATGGGGCAGAACTACGGAGAGGCCCTGGTAGAAAAACATGCCGGCATTCGCCCTGAAGCAAATCCCTGGAACGAAGCTGTTTCTGCAATAGGTCCTACTGCAATCATGACTGCGCTTGTGGGCGGCGGAGGCCAGATGTTGCATCGGTATGCGGCAGCTAAGGCAGCAGACACCCTTGCCACCCCTGTGGACGGATATGACCCTAACAACTTAACACCAGAAGCTGAGGCCAGATATAAGCTGCGCCTAGCATATGCGAAGAACGTTTCCGAGGTCATACCGAAAGAAAATGAGGCCTTGCGTCAACAATGGCTGGCTTATGCGCAATCCAAAATTGATAAAAACCTAGAGATAGACATTACCTCCCCGATGGATTCCCTCGCCATGCAGACAGATATGCTGATGGATACCATGCCGGAAGAGAGGGCGGCTATCGAAAGTGTTAACATCCCCGCTGCAATTACCGGAGCCGGAGCGGAACGTGTTTCCATCCCGGGAGAAAAACAGATAATCGACGAAGGTGAAATTGAGGAAGGCCTGGCGGCCGCCGATGCCTCTGCCACTGAAAAACTATTGGCGGCTATCCGCGGCGATGCTGCCATCACCCCTGAAGTTGTTAATGAGAAAGTTGAGGAGGCGCCAGGGACCGTCATCCCAGCTGTTGCTCCTAAAGTTGTTGCAGCGGAAAATGCAATAGAAAATGTCACGCCTTCTGTCAATAATGTTGCTCCAGAAGCATCCGTTATTGCTACAGATAATGCTATTGCTCCAGAAAATGTCGCAAATATTGTCAAGGAAAATGTCACAGAAAATGTAATGGCTCCTGCAATTGAAGCTGCCCCACCCCATGCTGGAATCCCTGCTGTATTTACGGGAATGAGTAATGCTAATTTATTGGAATTTTTAAATAATAATCCTACAAATACCTGGGCAAAGAAAGAATTTGAGCTGAGGCAGGCTGAGGGGACTCTCGCTGCCGCCCCTGCCGAAACTCCTCCGGCAAAGCCTGCTGAAGCCCCTATCCCCAAAGCAAAGAAGGTCGTTAAAGAGAAAATAGCCGCTGCTGCGCCAGCGGTGCCTGCGGCAGTAGCCGCCCCGGTTGCAGCCGGTGTACCTTCGGCACCGGCTGTGACTCCGGCCTCTACTCCGGAGGCCACGCCCGTTGCTGCGCCGACTGCTCCGGGACCGGCTCTTATCAAAACAAAAGGAAACGTGGTAAACCAGAAAACCAATGTGGTTTCCAATGAGCGCCCCATAAGCCTTTTTATTAATGAGAATGGGGTTGTTAAAATTGGGGATTCTGTTGCCTTGCTTGAGCGGAATAAGAATGGAAAGATTACGGCCACCTGGGAAACCACTGGGCAAATCCCTCGGAACACAAAGAAGGGTTCTACTGTTGCGGCGACAAAGCAAATTCATAAAGCGTTTCTTACGGAGACCCCAGAATTAACAAAATTGGTTGGCCCGGCGCCAGCAAAGGTTAAAACCGCTACCGACGGTAAGGCCTTAATAGCCGTAAAGAAAGCTACAAAGATAGCGACACCTAAAGCAGCCGCGCCTTCTGTGCCAGCTGCAGCCATACCTGCTGCAGGTCCCACAACGACCAAAGGAAAAGGCGCGACTGCCCTTAAAGAAGTTATAGCCGCAAAGAAAGAGGCGGCTCCTGTTATTAGCGCACGTCAGAACCAAATCATCCAGTTAGAGAAGTCTGTTGGAGAGCGCGCCCGCACTATCCAGGCTATGGAAAAACAGGGGAAATCAACTGTAGCCATACAAAAAGCTCAGTCCGTTCAGCAAGGCCTCCTTAACAAATTAAGGAAAGAAGAAGAGGCGGCTAAGAGGGCTGAGATTAAAGCCAAGGTTGCTAAAGAAGTTGAGCCTCTGTCCAACCAGGAAGAGGTTGATGAGCTCCAAGATAGCATTAAGCTGCTCAATAAGCAGTTAAAGGATGCTGTTCGGGCTTATGATGAGTCCGTGCGCCTGGAAAGGCCGGAGCGTCAGCAAAAGTTATTGGCCCAGACCAGGGATGATATAAAGAAGGAACTGGATGAAGTTAATCGTGAGTTAAAAAAAATTACCTCTAAGCCAAGTTTTACCAGGGCTGAAACTGCCGAAGGCGGAGTTGCTGTTGCCCGTGCCCAAGCTGTTGTGGATAAAGTGTTGAGCTACCTGAAGAATCCTCCAAAGGTTCAGGTACTTGAAAGCATCAACAGTTTTATCAACAGCGAAGACCCCATGGGTAAGCAACTCAAAGCCTACATGGTAGAGCACGATATGCTGGATGAGAACGGAGAGGATAACCGGACCCTCGGCTTCACCTGGGAGGGCCAGACCTATATTATTGCGTCAAATAACAAATCACCCCAGCAAGTCGTTAATACATTAACCCACGAACTTACCCACCTGGGACTGGGGACCTTCCTATCAAACCAAAAAGGGGTGCCCGGTATAGGCTCCACCAAGATTAAATACGATATCCTCATGGATAAGGTGTACGCTGCGCACTCAGAACAGGTAAATCTGATAGCGAAGACAACTCACCAGCATCTTAATGTGGAAACGACAGAGGGCCGGCGGAAGGCTGCCGAGGAATGGTTGTGCGACCAGGCCTATGAAACTCAGCCTAAGTGGTATGATAAATTGATTGCCATTTTCCATGAGGCAATGCGAAAGATAGGTATTGATACAAAGTTGTCCGATGCTGAAGTTCGTATCGTCCTCCAGAATGCATTCAGGGAATTCAGCGACAAGGTCGATAGTCCACTATTCGCCAGGTCGGCCGGTTATGAAAACAGAAATTATGGAGCCAAAATACTGGCTGGGGAAGAGCGTACCCCATCAAATGTAGCGCCGCTATTATCTGATGTAGCGACCCATCTTGAAACTGTCAGCAGGAAAGATGGGCGCATTGACCACAGAAGCGCCACGAAGATGCAGAAAGAACATATCGTTACCGCTATTAAAGAGATGCTGCGAGCATCGATTAAGCGGTACCCTGAATCCTTGGGGTGGTACAGAAAAGACCTTGAGACAACGATGTCTATTCTCCAGGATATCTATCCTGAATTAAAGAATCAATCCAATAAGTTCCGGATGAAATTGGCTATCGCCCTTTCTTCTAATGGCAATGACACGACCACGAATATTGAGGTAGCCCGCAAGATATATGAGTCTTTTAAATCGACGAAGACAATGGCGTCCGAGGTTAAGGCCGAGAGGGGCGCGGCAATACTAAAATCCTTAATGCTTGCCGACAGACTCAGTGCGTCGTTTAAATCCGATGCTGCTTTTGAGAAATGGCTGCTCGGTAAATCATACGTTGGCGACTTATACAATGATGTTGCTGAAAGACTTGGTGTGAGCCATGACGCGGCAAAGAAGCTTATTGGCGGAAGTGAAAACGTCGATACCATGCTGCCACGGGCTATTGTCTTTGGCCCGAAAGTCGGCGCATTTTTCACAAACTTAAGTGGTGACTTCTCGCAAATAACTATGGACCGGTGGTTCACGCGGACCATGGGCAGATTAATGGGACATCTTGTGGAGGGTGGAAGCCGCCAGGAAGTAGAGACACAACGAGCAAACTTGGTAGAGGCGATGGGCAATTCTCCTGAGGGCCTGCGTCTATGCCAAATACAGGGTGACTTATTCCCTGGGCCGAAAAACGTTGATGAAGTCGCAAAGAAAATAGCAAAATTGTGCGGCAAGGAAGACTTCAGGGATGAACTGAATAGCGTTCCTGGCGGCGAGGCCCTGAGAATTGCGGCAAATAATCGAAAGAAATTTATTAATGGCGCCTTGCCCATAGACTCACCAAGCAGCGGCGCACATCGTCAGTGGTTCCGGGACAGGGTAAATGAGGCCCGTGAAGACCTTGAAAAGGAGGGAGTGAATTATGAAAACGCCGACATCCAGGCAGCAATCTGGATTGGAGAAAAAGAACTTTATAAACTCTTCGGAGTCAAAGGAAAGCGAGGAGACTACTACTCAACCGGAGCAGAAGCATTACATGTCAAATTACGCAGAGGACCATCTGGACGGGTTGCAGGAATTGCAGGACGCGTGGTGGGACGAAGTGGGGCAAGCGCATCACAAACTGTTCCCCTCTTCAGCCGAGCCCCAAACAGCAGTATCATCGAAAAAATAAAGGATATTGCCTTAAATAGCCCTGATGGGTTTACTATTAATGTATCTGATGGAACATCTCAAAAGACTGGATATGCCGTTGCTCCTTCTAAATTCACAGAGACTCGTGTTAATACGTTAACAAGAGAAAATCTGACGGCCTTTATAGACCGGTTCGGCAAGGTATTTGAATCTGATGACCGGGCATTTCTTGGTGGATGGTTCGATGGGAAAACAAATCAATTTGTATTGGATGTGTCGTTTGTTCTTGACAAGCTGTCAGACGCTCTATATATTGGAGACATAGGGCAGCAGGACGCAATTTTTCACCTCGATAATTTCGAGGAAATAGGGAGGCAAGATGGAATCAACAAACTCAAAGAAGCCGGTCTTTATTCGCAGAGCGCCAGGGATGAGCTTAGAGCAATTCAAGAAAGCCTGCATAGAGCAATTCGAGAAAGCGGGATTGCTATCCCCGGAGAACGAGGAGAGCCAAGCTTCTCCAGAGCAGCCGGACGAACTCGACCTGCAGGCCAGCAACCTGTTCGAAAAGGGTTTGACCGAGTTTCTGGAAGAGCGCGGATTGACGCAGGAACCCACTACAGCAAGCAAGAAAGAACCAGTTTAGACAGCAAGTTCTATGGTACGGGTCTATCTGATGCGACCAGCTTGCGTCTTCCGATGGACCCCAAGTCTCCATTAAGACATCGCATATATTTCTACTATAATACCGGCAACGGGATGCCCAACCCCGAGCGCGGGGTCGGTGCGTTTAAACATGACGTTGACCTGTCCCAGTATAACATTTACGACCTCACTTCCAATGTCATTAAAATCACCCCTGTCATGGGCGAAAATGTGGCCAACACATTGGAGATGGCCATCCTCAAGGCTGGGTTTGATGGGTTCTCCAACCCCAACTATGGCATTGCTGTCCTCCTTGGAAAGCGCACCGTCCCGGTTCAGCCGGTGAAGGAAGCGCCCAAATTCGACCGCGCAGCCGGGGCGGCTATCCCTCCTGGCAACGGAGCCACTTGGAATGCCCCCGTTAAGTCGTTAATGAATAAATTCTGGTACACTATGGTTGATAAGCACGTGGACCTGCGTGATGTCACTACTTCCATTGAAAAGTTTGCCGGGGCGATAAGCGATACGGTTAACGCCAGCCTTAAAGAGACCTTATTCTCTGGGCGCGTGGCTAAGCGCGTCGAGAACTTCTTAGACGGAGAGCTCAAACCTGTCCTTAAGGACTTGGCGGCGGCAAACATTGACCTGTCTGACTTCGAGGAATACCTGCATTACCGCCATGCTAAAGAGGCAAATGACTACGTTAAGACGTTAACGAACGATAAGGGTGAAGTTATCGGCATGCAGGATGGTGGTTCCGGGAAGACTTACGAACAGATAAAAAATTATAATGCTGCTCTGGACCCGGCCCTTAAAAATAAAATGGAGCCGATTGCCGAAAAAGTCGATGCTATGACGCGGGAGAATGCCCGCCTTATGGTCGAATATAGCCTTGAGTCACAAGATACAATTGACAAGTGGTTTGGGACGTACCAGCATTACGTACCGTTGTTCCGTCAGCATGTTGCTGAAGCGCGCATTGGGACTGGCTCCGGTCTTACGGTGACAGGGTCCATCACCCGCAAGAGGAAGGGTTCTCCCAAGCCAGTTGTTAATGTCCTGGCCAATATTGCCAACCAACGCGAGCGCGTCATCTCCAGTGGGGAAAAGAACATCATTGCCACTGCCCTGTATGGCTTGGCTAAGGCCCATCCCAATCCTGAGTTCTGGTCCATAGTAAAACCTGGAGTAAGGAAGCGTCTTAATGTCGCGACAGGAGAAATGGTTTGGACTCCTGACGATGATTATAAAAAGAAGAATAATGTCGTCATGTCCCGCCAATTGGATGATGACGGAAAGATAGTCGAACGCGGTGTGGAGTTCAGCCTTGAAAATGACCGTGCGCGCAGAATGGCAGATTCTATACGCAACATAGATATGGATACGCTGGGTCTTGTATTAAGCACTTCTGCCAAGGTTACTCGCTTTATCGCTTCGATGAACACGCAGTATAACCCGATATTCGGTGTTACAAACTTCGTCCGCGACGTGGGAACGGCTATGTTCAACCTGACCACAACACCCATTGCCGGCCATCAAAAAGAAGTTATGAGTCATGCTATCCCGGCCCTTATGGGGATTTATTCGGTTGTTCGTTCTGGGCGCGCAGGAAGGCCGGCGACCGGTGAATGGGCCAGGCTCTTTAACGAGTTCCAAGAGCATGGTGGGCAGACTGGTTATCGTGATTTGTTTAGAACCACAGATGAGCGTTCCAGGCGGCTGGAAAGAGAAATCCGCATGATGCAGAGCGGCAAGGCTATTAAGCTCGGCATGGGTATGTTTAACTGGCTGTCGGATTATAATACTGCAATGGAAAACTCTATTCGCTTATCCGCTTATAAGGTGGGCATCGACCGTGGCATGACTAAAGACCAGGCCGCGGCAATGGCCAAGGGCTTAACCGTTAACTTTAACCGGAAAGGTCAAATCGCAACTCAGGCTGGAGCACTCTACGCCTTCTTTAACGCTTCCGCCCAAGGAGCTGCGAAAGTCTATGAGACATTAACAGGTCCTACCGGAAAGCGAATCATTGCCGGAGGCCTTTTGTTTGGCGTAATGCAGGCGGCAATCCTGGCAGCCGCGGGTATGGATGAAGATGAGCCTCCGGAATTTGTTCAGGAAAAGAATATCATTATCCCCATTAGCGGCGGCAAATATATCACAATTCCTATGCCTCTTGGTTTTAACGTCCTCCCCAACATTGGCCGTATGACTGCACAGTTTGCAATGGGCGGCTTCAAACAGCCCTTTAAAAAGATGTCCAATCTGTTTGGGGTTATTCTCGATGGATTCAATCCTCTTGGCGCATCCAAAACACTGTTGCAGACGATATCTCCAACACCTATTGACCCGTTGGTGGCGCTGGCCGAGAATAAAGACTGGACCGGAAAGCCGATTTATCGGGAGGACTTCAGTTCTCTGCACCCGACTCCAGGGTTTACCCGCACGAAAGATACTGCGACCTGGGGAGGTAAAGCTCTCTCATGGGGCCTTAACATGTTAACAGGAGGCACGCGGGCCACACCTGGGTTCTTCAGCCCTACCCCCGACCAAATTGATTACCTGGTTGGGCAGGCTACCGGAGGTGTTGGAAGGGAAGCAGCGAAGATACAGCAGGGCATATCGGCCATATCTGCCGGGGAAGAGATACCTTCCTATAAGATTCCATTGGCCAGCCGGTTCTTCGGGTCAACTGTCGGGAAGTCTTATGAGGGAACAAAATATTACGAGAACCTTAAACTCATGAACAAACATGAGGATGAGATAAAAGATTTACGTGAGCATCGGGAGTCCACGGCGGAGTATTATGCCGACAATCCGGAGGCTAAGCTCTGGAGGGTGGCTAATAGGTCGGAATCATCTATTAGCAAGTTAAACCAACGGAAGCGGGAAATGCAGGCCCGTGGTGCAAGCCCCGCTTCCATTAAAGCAATTGACGCGATGATTTATTCCCACATGATTCGTTTGAATAAAGCTGTCGAAGAAGCGCGGGAGTAGCCTGAAGCCTTACCGGCTTAGAGCAAGAGGGGCAGTTAATGTCCCTCTGCCCACGGCTAAGCGGCGTGGTCTGGCGGCTCTTGCAATAAGGACATGCGTAATAAATATTATCAAAGTCGAAGGTATGCACCCAGGTTTTTTTATATTTCATTGGCTTGCCTGAATAAGCTCATTGAAAGAAATATCCCCAATCTCCGGCTATTTTTTTGTATCTTTACCAGGCCATATTTTTTAATGGCTTCTTGCTTGTCGATAACAACCCCTTTGGGAAATTCGAGTTTCCCAGTCCTTTTTAAAACATAAGTACATAAGATTAAATTGAGCCCATCCACCATTCGGTCTTCAAAAACCCCAAGTAATTGTTTGTTGCTTAAATATTGCGGTACCTTTACAGTGTGCATTGCCATCATAAAATCCCTCCATATAGTTTTTTGTCACCGTCCTTCCGCATGAGGCGGTGGATTAGCGCCGGGAATCTCTCCGCGGTAAGCTCCTCCGGCTTAGGTATCTCCTTGACTTTGACGCACAGGGCGAAGCATTTTTGTAGATAGTAGCTCTGTTCCCTATATTCCTCAGAAATATCCAATACCGAATGGTCGAAAAATGAATCCGTGATGTCTGCATAATCTCCTTTATACCAGCCCTTTTCTACGCACATATCTCCGAGCACTGTCCCTGGGTAAGGCATAAATATAGAGCTCCAGGCGTAGGATGGGGCCGCCTTGATATTCACATCCAGGGTATTCAGGTCATCTTCTATGGTCGCTGTAGGAAGACATAGGATATTTTGTATCATCAATTTTATTTTATACTTCTTAAGATGCTTGGCCGCCTCATAAGTTTCTATATTAGTGGTCTGCTCCCGATTGATTAGCTTTCTCAGGCGCGGGCTGGCCGTCTCCAGGGCTATCCTTGTGCTGATGCAGCCGGAGTCATGTAGAAGCCAGGCGCGCTCATCATCAACTTGGTTGGGCCTCAGATGACAATGGTAAGGAATGTTAATTTGCTTGCGATATGATTCAGCAAAATGTCGCATCCAGTTCATGTTCACTGCGAAGCATGAATCCTGAAAGTAAACAAACTCAGGGTCCACAGAATTAATCTCTGCTATAACATCTTTTACAGAGCGGGTCCTAACCTTGGGGGCGTCCGGGAACATCTTATTCCATCGGTCATTGTAGCAGTATGAGCAATTTTTTACCAAAACCTTATTAGCATAAAACCATCCCACCGATGGGACTTCCATACAATAAACATCCTCTGTATAATCGAGATGTCTAACTCCTATTACTTTGTGATTTATAATTCTGCTTGGCTTATTTTGTTTTTTTGCCGCAAATCCTCCCCTCCAATTAGAATTATTTTCACCGCGCTGAATTATACTTCTCTTTTTTCTTTCCTCTAATCCTTGTTTTCTTCCCCTGAAATACTTTATCGCCCTTTGAGAAAGGGCCTCTTTGGGCATTAACCTTACTGGATTATTTTCTTTCATTCGTTCAGATACTTCTGGATGGTAATCAAGTAAATGTCTCTTTGAGGTAGTTAATATCAAATTCTCTGGCGCATCATTTGATGGATTCTTATCTTTATGGTGGACAACTTCCCCCTTTAATAACCTTCTCCCTAATAACGATTCCATAATTAAAACTGAATGATTGCGTCTCACTCGTCTCTTTGTGGTAACAATTAACCTGCCATGCCCATCATAATAAGACGAAACAGCCCTCACGCTTTGCTTCGGTTTTAAGTCCTTTGCTTCAACGTCCCATTCTTCCTCATCGATATATTGATTTTTTGCTTTAAATACCTTAAATTTATGGTCAGGAGTACAATCAATATGAGAGCCATCATCAAAAAATACTCTTACTAATTTTGCGTTCTTCTCAACCAATCTTATATTAATAGCATCTGCATATATTGGTTCTTCGGTTACTGGGTTTCTTGTAAGAACTTTTATATTTTTCCCGACAAGGTCTTTAATAAAAAAATCGCCATCGGGAGTATTAATTACTGCATCTCCTGTTAAGCAGCTATAGGGGCACCCCCGACTGGTAATGAAGTCTCTTATCTTCATGCCTGGGAAATCTGTTCGGTCGGGCCAGGGGATAAAATCAAGATGGAAGAAATCATTGTAAAAGATTTTATCCTTGGACAGGTATTGCAGCATCCATCCTTCGGCGTCGCCTTTCGCAATTTCATCGGCCCATTTATATCCTTCTGGGAAGAATGTTGGGTCCGGGCCTCCCACTATAAATTTTATCTTGCTGCTTAATTTATCCCGAAGTGCCTTGAATTTCTCACTGTCACCTGTCATAATTGAGCCCCCGACTATATCAGGAGACCATTGAATTGCTGAATGCATAGCTTCTTCCAGCGTTACAATCTTGCACTCATGGCCAGCCTTCTTAATCACAGAGCTTAGATGCATGACACCCAAATTTTCCATAACTTTGGACTTGCACACAAGTAAGACTTTCATTAATTTTCCCCCTTGCAATAAAAGTTACAAGAAATTATATTCAATCAATTACTAAAAAGGAGCGTTTATGGTTAAAAAAATCACTTTCAATCTCTATCACAGAGAACGTCGGGACCTCATGCGGCGCATGGGTTATGTCGTTTCTAAATTTCTGCGTGAGCAACGACATGGCGGCATCAAGCACTCCCAGCTGGCGCTTAATATCGGCGTGCCGAAGACCCGTATTTCCGAGGCGTACCATCGGAGATATCTCAATGAGGAACTTGTTAGGAAGTTGGTCGCTCACAAGTACCTTTCTCCTGATGATTTCCTGGAGAAGAAGATGAACGACCGGCAGCGCGCCGTCCTCTCCGCTTTCTTTTACCCAGAAAACGAGTCTTAGCGCGCCAAACATGCATTCGTGACGTGCCCAGCCCATCGGCAATATCGGTATAGCTTTCATTCGGATATTCTTTTAACGCCTGGAGGATGATGAATTGTAGTTTCGTCATCCTTCCCCGCGGCGTATTGATTATTTTGTTTCTCATCACTCTACCCCACAAGTTTGATGCCCCCTGTTTCGCTCAATTTATTTTCCTGAAACCAGTGAATGTCGCAGAAGCACTCGCCATTGCTGTTAAGTCTGGCTGACCCGACCCATGCATAGGGGATTAGGTCTGGCTCCGGGTTCCTTAACGCATAACTTTTTCTGATAACATAGATAAAGAACCCATTGAGCTGCGGAGCCCTCTCATCAGTATGCTCCGTCATGACAATCCCCAAGGCATCCATTTGGGCGGGGATGTCTCCCAGTTCGATGTTCACGCCAAGCTTTGTGAGAACTGTATCCACGGCAGCTTCCAGTATCTCTACTGCACGGTGAGCTGGGTCATCCTTTAACTTCTTCTTGAGCTCCATGCGGTGGTTTAATTCATCTGCGCTGATATCAAATCGAGTTTGCTTTACTTTATCTTCAACCATGATTTCTCCTTATATAATTTTGAAGTCAGGAAGCGGTATTATGAATTTCCCGCCCCATGATTTAATATAGGCCAGCTGCTCCATAATTTCTTCCTGTAAGTTCCAAGCCGTGATGAGAACATAATCGGGCTTGGTTATTCTTATTGTTTCTGGGTCCTTTACCGGGATGTGCGACCCAGGAAGATACTTCCCGATTTTATGCGGAGATTTATCTGCAACATATGAGATGTTTTGCTTGTCGAAACCGCAACAATTCATAAGCACGCTGCATTTTGCCGCTGCTCCATAGGCAATAACCGATTTACCGGCTCCACAAATAGAATAAATAGACCTTTGAATATTGTTTTTGGTTATGGCGACATCTCTCCCAAAACTTTTATAGTAATCGAGGGTGGCTATTCCATAATCAATTTCCCATCCTATTATTTCTTTGGCTTTATTCGACGGGGCGCGCTTCTCTTTTGTCGCATATATTCTGAGGCTTCCTCCGTGCTTTGGGAGTTCATCAACATCAAATATATAGAGACCGTGGCGAATGAATATTGAGTCTAGGGTATAAAGGGAATAATAATTAAGATGCTCGTGATAGATTGTGTCAAACTGGCGCTTCTCTACCATGTGCATCAGGTGTGGGAACTCAAATGTGATATACCCTCCTGGGGCAAGGGCAATGTTTAAACCGCTGACAAAGTCGTTAATGTCAGGCTGATGGTTGAGAACGTTAATCCCGCAAATAAGGTCAAATCTTTCATCAAAGAAACTGGCAAGCCTCTCCGTAAAGAAAGAGCATTCCACATCAATGCCTTTGCTGTGGGCAATTTCTGCCGGCCCCTCTGCCGGGTCAATACCAAATACCTCGCAGCCAGCCTTCTTAAACCACTGGAGCATGTACCCGTCGTTACTGCCTATCTCCATAACTGTTGTAATTTTTGGAAATCTTTTTAACATCATTTCGCAATAGTCTTTGGCGTGGCTGACGTTTGCCGGCGACTCTGAGCTGTAATAAGCATAGTCTTCTGTGAATATTTCTTGTGCCTTTTTCGTTTCAGGTATCTGGACAAGCCAGCACTTATCACACACAAACAACTTAAGGGGGTAGTGGACCTCTGGCTCCCGGAGCTGCTCTTTTGTTAGAAATGAGTTGGATGGAGGCTGATGCCCCAGGTCGAGAATTTCGTGCATCCCTTTATTATTGCAGAATCTACAGGACATCATAGCGCGTACCCCACTTTCATCATAAACTCATATTGGTCAATGTCATCAGGTGTATTGACAAGGCCTTTGGTGTAATAGTCCCGGTACCATTCGATTGTTTTCTCAATGGCCAGCTTCTGGTCCCACCTGTTACGCCACCCCAACTCGCTATGGGCCAGGGTGGAATCAATCTTTAATAAATTGACCATGCCCTTGTGTCGCTCAATCTCATTAACGCGGTATTGTATCTTATTCCATGACTGCTGCGCCATCTCCAGCACCTGTAGCACGGTCATCTCGCCGGTAGGACCGAAGTTCCACTCCCTGGCGTACTGCTCATCTCCTTCGAGCAATTTCATCCCCAACATCAGATAACCACTTAATGGTTCAAGCACGTGCTGCCACGGCCTGGTTGCGTTGGGGGTGTTAATTTCTACTTCATGGCCAACTGCAGCTGCCTTAACCATATCCGGTATGAGGCGATAGTCCGACCAATCCCCGCCACCGATAACATTGCCGGCTCGGGCCACGGCAATCATTGGAAAGAAGTTCTTTCTATAACATGCTGCTGCGTGTTCTACCGCTACTTTAGAAGCCGAGTACGGGTCGCTTCCGCCGAGGGTATCATTTTCTCGATAGCCCCATATCCAATTTTTGTCCTCGTACACTTTGTCGGTCGTGATGAGAACTATCCCTTTTATAAAGGGCTGTTTCTTGCAGATATCCATCAGGTTTACCGCGGCCATAATGTTGTTCTCAAATGTTTTTCCTGGCGCCTGGAAACCCTCAATGACCAGGGCCTTGGCCGCGAGGTGAAAAATAATTTCCGGCCGGCAGGTTGTGATAGCGTCCTCCAGCATCGCATAATCCAACATATCACTGCCGCGGACCAGCGCTCCTCCCAGTAATGAGTGGTGGTTAAGGGCCATGAGCCGGGGGGCGTGTCCGTATCTTGTCACATTTGCCCCAAGTCTTTCCAGCCAAAAGGAGAGCCATGTGCCCTTAAACCCATAGGCGCCAGTGACCATCACATTCATTCCCTTATAAATATCATTAAATACTACCGCCATGTTTTCCACCTTGCCTTTCCTGAGTCCCAAATCCTCTGCAACTCAATCATATCATTAAGCGTGTCCATGCACTTCCAGAATCCATCATGGGGGTAAACCATTAATTCTCCCATTCTTGCTATTTGCTCAAGGGCCCCATGCTCAAAATCACATTCAATATCCAGGTACTTAAAAATAGCGGGCTCACAAACCATAAAGCCACCGTTAACCAAGTTTTCATTGTCCGGCTTCTCCCTATAAGATATTACTGCTCCGTCCTTATGCAGGAGTTCCCCAAACCGTGGCTCTGGATGGACACCAGTAACCGTCACCATTTTCCTATGTTTATTATGAAATTTTAAGAGGTCGGTTAGGTTGATATCACTGACGGCGTCTCCATAAGTTAACATAAAGGTATTTCCATCCATATATTTCTCAATCCGCTTAATACGCCCGCCCTTTAGTGTATTTTCTCCCGTATCTGATAAAGTTATTTCCCACTGATTATAAGCCGTAGAATCGGCGGCCTTGATAACCCTTTGCGGGCATCCAGCAGTGAGATGTATGTCGTAATTATTTTCAAAATAATGACAAAAATAATCTTTAAAGGCCTCTTGTTTATACCCAAGGGCGAGAACAAAATCATCAAAGCCATGCCTTGAATAATGCTGCATGATGTGCCAAATTATTGGCCTCCCGCCTATCCGGATTAATGGTTTAGGGGTAAATTCAGTCTGCTCCTTCAGCCGCGTTCCAGTCCCCCCACACAATATTACGACTTGCATTTGTCCTCCATTTCCCATCCCAGTTTTTTAAGGACGATTTTAATTCGCTCATTTGTTCCTTCATCGTTGCCCGGCATTGTCCTTACCAGGACCTTCCGTTTTTTATCGATGGTATAGATGCCGGCATTGGAGCCCCATATAGCTCCATCCTTGCATATGTCCAGCATATTCCTTTGCCAGTCGATATCAGATTGTTGCGGCTCCCATTTCGTTGTCATAATATCCTCCGCAGCCAGCCCCCTGGGGCCGAAGTAATCAATAGCCGCTGCTCAATGTCTTCATCACTCACAAAGTTCTTATTGTACCATAGGAAGTCTTGCACAGCGGTCCACGGGTTGGACCCAACTCCCCACTCCCTGTCTGGATAGGCATCGTCCGGCAAGAACTGGATAATCGTGTCGAGGCAAATCAGATACGAGTCCACCGAAACAATATCCTTATAAATATTAAGTTCTTTCAGTACGTGGTCATGGGTATGGTTGGAATCCAGGATGACAACAACCTTTTTGTCCTTACCTATGCGCTGAAAAATCTCTCCATAAATCATCATGTCCGTGCTTGAGCCCTCATGCATAATGATTCGCTTCGACATACGGTGGTTCTCGATTTCATATCTGTTATGCCGGCGGATATCCACATCGATGCCAAAGACGTATCCATGCCCGAGAGCTTCCAGGATGCTGGCGCAGAAGACCAAGCCGCCGCCGTGGGCTATCCCTGTCTCAATAACAAAGTCCGGTCGGACCTTCCAAATAATCTCCTGGATAGCAATCATATCCTGTGGCATTTGAATATAAGGCCGACCCAGCCATTTAAAATTATACGAATATTTATCTTTCAATGTGTCTTCGTAAAACCGCATCCCCCGCTTATCCATCATGATACCCTCCTGATTGTTGTTGAGACTTCGTATTCCACGCCCTTGTCCATAAACCAGCAGTTGGGTTTAAGGTCAAACGTCCGCGCCCTTAACAAGTTAAGGAGGTCGCGCGCCTTATATGTGGCATCGAGGTGAATTTGGCTGGCCAACGCAATGTCTTCTGCTTTATGGAGACTCCCTTTATCCGCCGCCTGTTTACGTTCCTTAAATTTTAGCCTTCTTAACTTCGGGTATGTTTCCATGAAGAGGTCCACCATTGCGTCCTGGGCCTTGTAATATAAAGTCTCTCCAGTATCGGTCCATCCGTATGGAATCTTTCTCTGCGCAATAATCGGGCCCGTGTCAATCCCCTCATCAACCCTATGCAATGTTACGCCGAACGGAGTTTGTTCTGCGAGAGCCCAAAAATTATAATGCTTGCCGCGGTTATAAGGGAGATAGCTTGGGTGGGTATTTATAAACCCATGCTTCGGAAACTCGATGAGTTCTTTTTTAATTATGTGTGGCCACCAGGCCAATATCCCAAGGTCAACTGGGGGTATTGGATACCACTTTTCTGTTGATGTCCGGACCGGAACGGACATTCTATTGCACTCCCGAAAAATATAATTTTCTCCGGTAGTGACTACCAAAGACAGGTCTTTTTTATAATTATTTAAAAGAAAATTAGTAATCCGTGTCCCGACAACATTATGCGCCATTAAGAGAAGCCTCATAAGTCACCTCCCCATTACTTTTTTAATCACAATGGCCACGCGCCTTTGGTCCATTAAGGTCATATCATAATAACTTGGCAAGTTAATCGACCGCGTGCAGATATCATACGCCACCGGATTGTTTGCCTTCTTAAACATAGGCAAACTACTTAATGGATAAAAAAATACTCGCGCATCGATATTGTCTTTTGCAAATTCTTCGAGAAATAACTCGCGCGCTGGCAAATTAAAACGATGCTTTTTATTTACGACAACATTCGGCATCCAAAAACCATTAACACATCCCTGTTGCCTTGGGTTCATTTTTATATTCGGAACGTCTTTTAATAGATACTCGTAATTCTCAAAGATAAATCGTTTAGACTGAACCAATTCCTTAACCCGCTGCAGCTGGGCCGTACCCAGGGCCGCCTGCATATCTGTCATCTTATACTTATAGCCCAATATCTCCGGAGAAAATTGCTTAGCATTCACGGAACGACCGTGGTTATTGAGCTGCCGCACCTTATCACTTAAGTCCTTGCTGTTGGTGACGAACATCCCACCTTCGCCGGATGTTATTGTTTTGCTGCCATGAAAAGAGAAGACACCAAATCTCCCAATACTTCCAGCATACTTACCCCTGTACATTGAGCCAATAGCTTCGGCAGCATCTTCGATAATTGGGATTTCTCCGGCAATTTCCTTAAGACTGGCCAATGAACAAAGGTTCCCATAAAGATGTGTGGCTATGATTGCCTTGGTCTTTTTGGTGATGGCTTTTTTAACTTCTACTGGATTAATGCACCAGGTGTCTTCTTTAATATCTACAAAGACCGGCTTAGCCCCTAGGTAAACAATAGGGGCTGCTGTAGCAATCCAGTTGGTGTCGGCCAGGATAACTTCATGTCCCTTTTTTATCCCCAAGGCTGCAAGCCCAAGATGAAGAGCTCCGGTACATGAGGATGTGGCCACCGCATATTGCGTTCCTATATACTTAGCGAATTGCTCCTCGAAACCTTTAATAGAAGAACCGGAATATGTCCCCCATGCATGCCACAGCATTGATTCGACCCAGCGATGTTCTAATTCGCCTACATTTGGTTTAGTATAGAGAATTCTATCCTTCATAGCCAAGTGCCTTCCATTCATCCGAAAGAGGAATGTTGTTAAAGTTCTTAACCACCTTAAAGTCCTTAATAAAACAAGCACCCGCGACCCTGTTGACTTCCGCCTCATAAGCCGCGGTGTTTGTCACTAAGACCATCTTATCTGCCATGTTTAGCATTGCTATTTTTGATTTCGCTAACGCGTCTCCTAATTTCATCTATGTCCACCTTTAAAATTGTTGTTTTATATTCCGATACCAGCGCCTCTAGTTCGCGCCAATCTTCAGGCCTCATAAGGCTTTGGTTTGTTCTCCGGCAAATACATGCCCTTTCGACTTTCTCAATAAGCCTTGTTAAGTAATGTTTTTCTTTTTTATTCATTGCTTCTCCCTAGCATTCACACCGATAAGGTATTTCGGCCAACCATGCTCGATGGTATTTTTGGTACTCTTTATCTCCGTTAGGATTCTTTGCTGAAGGGGCTTTATATTTCCCCATTTTTTCTCCGTGGGGGACAACAAAAACATCTGTTCCTTGTGAGCCATGATAGCCGAAGCTGGAATGTTTCGTTATGACGCGCGCCCCAGCTCTTTTCGCTTCAGCTAAAATAATTTGCATTGTGCAATAATTGCATTTAGTCATCTCCGACATCTTCATCCTCTGCTTTCATTCCCAGGTATCGATTATATTCACAGAAATTACGCACGGCGCAAAATTTCATGCAGCGGGTATCTTCACCTAGCCTTACCTCAATATCATAAGGGCCGAGGACCTTACCCTTGGCATCTTTTTGATGCTCGGCAATCCATTGCTCGGCTTCGGCCATAGAACTCAAAACTCTCTTGGCCTTAACCTGGCCAACGACTTTTACGGCATAAGTGTCCTCTTTGTGATACTTTTCTTTATCCGTGCACTTCTCGATGACGCCCATCGCCGCCCGTCGGTGGATTTCTACCCTATCCTCAATGAACTGGTCTTGCTCTTCTGGGGACCATAGCCGGATATGCTTCTGGTAGAATGCGCTCTGGGGATATTCATGGTCTCTTAATGCAAGAGATGGCTTATGGTCTTTAAGGATGGCAACAATCTTTAACCCGCTAACAGTAAAATCGGCAGCATCCTGCTCTGCTTTTTTCCGGAGAAGATAGGCATAGCAATTTAGCTGCTGCTCCCATTCTATCTTTTCTCCAAGAAGAAAAGAAAAGACCGATGTTACTTTGTAGTCGATGATGGTTGAGCCATCGACAAGGTCGATGACCCCAACAAGCGTAAAGCCGTTAATAGGTATTTCAAACTTTACTTCGGAGGCTCCAGGAGTATGCCGGTCAAGAAACTCATGGACAGCAATCCCAAGAAGGAGCCACACGCGGCTATCGACCGTCTCCGACATTTCGTGCCAATGTCTCTGCCGGAGAATCCTCATGAGAGGAGGATTGATTAAGTCGGTAATGCTTAGCCGGTTTGGGTCGAGGCCCCTGGTTTGGTCGGGGGTTACTGCGTCAACAATAGACTGGGGCAATCCATTAGGGTTTGTGATAATCATTTTTCTTCCCTCAAAAAAACGGGCGCGGCAGGGGGCCAGCAATTAACCAGCTTTTTGCATCTTATCCCTGCTTTCTTCTGGCAGTGCCTTAAAACGCGCCCTAGCAAAATAAAACTATTCCTGTTTCTTGGCCTCGTCCGCAGGTGTGTCCATCTTTGCATGGAAAATGGTATAGAAATAATCAAATGTTTCCTTGATGAGGGACAGCTCTCTTGTGCTGCCATCGCCGCGGGAAATCAGGGCTACCACAACATCTTTAGCATAAGATGTCGCAAACGCCCTGGCTTTTTCCTGAGGCGTGCCACCGCCACCTTTCCAGTTTCCACCACCACCGCCGGAGCTCTTAACCGCGACGCCATTAATGCTGGCCAGTTTATACTGGGGGGTTTTCCCCGCGCCTTTGTCAATGGACTCGCCAGTGACTTCGTCACCAACCTTCAGGCCATCGAAATTCTGCCAGATACTGTAAACCTTGCCGTCGATAGACGCCTCGACAAACTTCTTTCCGCTCCACTCTTTGGGCATTAAACCATCAATCTTACTCATTTTACTTCCTCCTTTGATTCCGGTCTTATAATGTTTGCCGGTAATATAATCGTGCACTTCCACAACTTTGCTGTTGGGAAAAGTTTCTAAAACGGCCTGCGTCATCTTATTTTTGTAAAGAGGCAGGTTGTCGTCATCAAACAAAGGGACATCATCCATTATAAATTAACCCTGCTCGGCTTCTTCTTTATCGTCCGGAGCCAAAAGCCCATCATTCTCTTCTTCGCTATCCTTACTATCCACATTAAACATCCCTCTCAGCTTATCTAGCGCCAAGTATTTTTCCATGTCGGTATCACGTATTAATCTGTTAAGCAACTTGGCTATCTCCACGGGGCGGCCACTCATGACCCCAACGCAATTTGGCTCTTCATTGTCGCCATCTTCCTTGGGGACGTGCAAAACCATTGCAAAGTGCACATCTTTCAGTTTTGCCTCAGAAATCATTGATGACAATTCATTTGCTTTTTCGAATATTTTTTTTGCTATCTCTTCCATACCTCACCTCTTTCTGTCCACATTTAATGCAGCGCGGAATTTCACCACGCCGCGTGCTGTAAAATATGTGCATGTCATATCGGCATACACATCCCATATCTGCGTTAATCGTTTGGTTCCAGGTATCCTTGTTCATTACCACCACTCAACTGGGCCGCACAACACCGAAGCTAGACCGTGCTGTGCCGCGCTCAACCTATGCTGCGCGTTTCCTGGCTATGCCCTACCCCCACAACACAATTCTAAACTATGCCTTTATTGGGCTAGACTTTACCATGCCCACGCTGCGCCATACCACACCCGACCAAGCTAAACCATAACGGCGCCCTGCAATGCAATGCCGTCACTTCTCATCGCCTTACCAAACAAAACCAGTGCATCTCTATGGACCGCAATACCGCAACGCGACGGCGCACTACCGCAACATGGTGTTGCCCCACAGTTCTGTGCCCAACCTAGGCTATACATCGTTTGGCTTTGCCTGCGCCAGACTCCACTTAATTTTACCTCCACATGAACTTACTATGCCCAGGCGCGGCATTGCTCCGCCATGCCATACCACCACACGACCCATCTGCGCTTCGCCATAACTTTGCGTAGGAGGGGGCTTTCGCCCCCATCCAAAATTATTTAAAGGAAACAACTTCAAATTGCCCATAGGAACCGCTGCGCCACTGACCTAGGCCATTAAACATCCCATACTCCAACAATTCTTTGAGAAGGTCTTTGTTAAGTTCTTTATGGGGGATGAGGTTGAGTGTAAACCCCAGCTCCTTGCCCTGCAAAATCGCGTCAGAACGTATTAAGGAGACGCGGGGTCCCTGCATGGTTTGTGCACGGATGGGGCGTTCCAGGACGCCATCGGCCAATTCTTGCTGACTCCATCCAAGCTCCCGCATTGCCAGGTAAATGTCGCCCTGTTTTAATTTTGTGATGGCGGTTATTTTCATGATTCCCTTCGGGCGATGGCAGCATTTGCCCACATTATGGCCTCTTCCAACCTCGTAAAGGCCAAGGCAGTCTCACGCGATGATGGGCATAACCGATTAATTATACTGGCCAGCTCCAGTCCACTCCTCCGAAGTAACTGATAGCGCGGCAGTTGCGATGCGTTCGGCGGGTGATATGTAAACCTTGTCGCCACTTCTTTGTCAGTAAGCTCAGCCATTTTCCCCTGCCTCCTTTTTCTTGTTGAAAAAACCTTCTATTTTCTCCTTCATAGTCGGATAAATCCTTAATATCTCGTCCTTATACTCTTGAGAGACCTCATGATACTTTCCGGCTTTCATCTTATCGTAATCAGCCTTCCACTTCTCCGGAACCTTAAATACGTAAGAGGCGTATGTGCTATCGAAAGAGTCATCAAAGGTCGTGACGTATTCCGGATGCTTATATAGCTCTTCCTCTCCAAAGCCGCAGCCCCTATTTCCACCACCAACACGCGTAAAAACGTGGATGTGGTCATCAAATTCAGGGTGCTCCTGGTCAGCCAGGAAGCAATCCCTGAACCGCGGATACTCGTCCGGGTGCTTCCCAAGCATCGGGAGAATCAAAAGAGCTGCGGGGGTAACTCCGTGGACCATGTTATAGAAGCTCATATCAGCACCTCGATATAAAAATAATGGCCAGTACGAAGAAGACAAAGCAAACCGTGGCCATCTTAATCATGAACGCATTACCTGCTGGAGACACCGGCTCCTCTTTGATGAGGCTGATTAATGTGTCTCTGCAACTGACGAACTTTGTTTCGGGCTTTCTTTCAAATTCACTGAATTCCATCTTATCCCTCCCATTAATAATGATATTCGGCTCTTGCATGCCGGTCTCTTGCTCTGGATGTTGCATTCCCGACCTCATCAACAAACCTTAAATGCTTGTGGTCATCGCAATATTCGGGAAAAATTATGCTGTATGGCCTCTCCGCCATTTCAATTCTCACTTTTTTACAGAATGGACACCTGCATATTATAGGGTATTTCCCCCTCTTTTTTGGCCGACCCATACCTTCCTATACCTTTCTCTTATTTATTCCTTCTAGGCCCATCCTGGAGAGCCAGGAGAGGATTTAAAGGGTATTACCGTCACGGTTTAAGGTCCACATCATACAACCTGACATAAGTTTCGGTATCTTCCTCTGAAGTAATCACCTTCACTCCATTGGGAACGTCAAACCAAGCGGCAAATTCCACTCCGTCAATGACGACCGAACAGCGAATGTCAGTAGAAGACTTCATTTCCCTCTTGACGCCTTCTGTGCCAAAGTTATTAAAGAAGGTATCGGCTTTGAGATGGACACATTTATTAACGATGCTCAACACGCCATCTTCCTCTTTTAATGCTTCAAGCTTGTTGGCTATTTCTACAAGCCGCACTACTGTCCCAACGCTCCACCTCTTGTCTTCTCCCATTTCATTGCCCTCTTCCGTTTTATTTTAGGTTACGATAGCAACTGATAACCAGCTTGTCAAGTCTTTTTTTAAATTTATTTTTATTAAACTTATTAAAATGATGTCCAGTGAAGAACAATGAAGCATTATAAAGACTTATAAAGTATGAAAAATAATTTTTCTTTTTTCTTGACATGATGTTCCCATGTTGTTAGATTATCACCATGAAAGAAATAATTAACACCAAGAAGCACGAAGATTTCAGGAAGCTTATCAACGAAAATCGCAGCAAGTTGAGGGAGTTGGGTTACAGTGATGCCACAGTCAGCCGGTGGGCTGATGGGCAGAGGATACCCCGACATGAAAGTGCTGTAAAGCTGGCTGTCCTCTTAGATGTGCCTCTTACGTCCATTCCATACCGGATGGATATTATTCTATAAAACGACAATAGGACGTGAGACTTCTATGCAATTATCCATTAAATAAACACACAGAGCGCGGCTACTTCAGGGCGGCGGATTCTCCCAGCGCCGGTCTCACCCCTGGAGTATGCCTGCGTTCGCTTTTTTTCCAGTCGCATGGAATTCGGGAGTAGGAATGGGCACAAATAAGACTTTAGAAGCAGCATTGTGGTATGTCGAGCATGGCTATTCGATAATACCAATTACCCCAGGGCAGAAGAAACCACCAGCAGGATTCAAAGTAGAGCCTTTTAGGAAACGCATAGCCACTCCAGAAGAAGTTAATGCATGGTTTAAAGAAGAGCCAAATTATAACATCGCTATTGTCACCGGAGAGCTATCCGGCATTTGCGTTGTAGATTTTGATTCGCATAAGCCGGACTTCGACCCAGCTATCGCTTATGATTTTTTTGCAGAGCATGATAAGACGCCCACAGCCACCACCCCCAGGGGTGGCGAGCACCTGTATTATAAATATCCCATGAATGAGAGGTTGACAATAAACACCGCTGCACTCCCTGGCATAGACTTTAGGGGAGAAGGCGGCTACATCCTGGTTCCGCCTTCAGCGAATGGAACGGGGAACCCGTATGCATGGATTAATAATAAATCATTAAAAGATATTCCATTACTAGAACTACCTAATGCTTATATTAATATATTAAAGCATCATAGGGGTGGGAAGGGTATAGGTGGGATAGGGGGCATAGAGAGTACTACGTACTCTAGTAGTAGTAGTATATATAATATAAATAAAAATAATATATACACGGAGCGAGGAATTTCCTCGCCGGGCATGAGCGTTCTCTTTTCCGAAGGACAGAGAAATGACCACATTTTTCACACAGCCCACTCAATGCTGAAGGGCGGCAGCCCAAGAGATGTGGCTTGGGAAACAGTTAAATTCATTGGACTTAATTGTGTTCCGCCGGTAGATGAAAAAGAATTAGTTACAACTTTTGAGTCAGCTTTTCAGCGCTCTCTCCGCCGAGAAAAATCCGTAATTGACGAAGTTCGGGACTTCGTTTGTTCCTCAGATGGCCTCATAAGTTCCTCAAATGTCCTCAAAGTTCTCCAAATGTCCTCAAAACAAGACCGCAAGACTGTAAACAACTGCCTGCATAAGCTCGTTCAAGAGGGATTATTGGTTAAAGAAGGCAAAACTTCCGGTGTTTTTAGGACGATAGACAGGGAAGAGGAATTAATTGACTGGAAAAATGCCGATATTACGCCTTTGGATGTGACATTTCCATTGTATATTGAGAAAAAAGTTAAGATTCATCGCAGCAATGTTGTTGTCATTGCCGGTGAGAGTAATGCTGGTAAGACCGCGTTTTGCTTAAGAACTGCGCTCATGAACAAAGACAAATTCAAGATTAATTACTTATCAAGCGAGATGAATGACGGCACTGAATTGCGGATAAGACTGGATAAATTTAACGAGCCTATGTCCTCATGGGAAGGCATTAAATTCCAGTTCCGGACTGATAATTTCCCAGACAAAATAGACCCCGAAGGTTTTAATATTATTGATTATCTAGATGAAGGTTCTGATGCTGAAGCGTACAAGATGGGAATGCGAATCAGGCAGATTGCTGACAAGTTGAAAGGCGGAATTGCTATCATTGCCATCCAAAAACCGGAGGGCAGAGACCTTGGTTTTGGCGGCGCCGGAACACTGAACCGAGCTAGGTTGTACCTGAGCATCTCCCCAGGTACGTTGTTGATTAAAAAGGGGAAAATATGGGCTGACCCATTCGCAAATCCTAATGGACACCACTGCCATTTTACTCTTGCTGCTGGGTGTAAATTCGAGTTTAACCCAAATCCACCACATGAATTTGGAGTTGGCTGGCATCTAGCTTGAGGAACTTTGAGGAAGTCGAGGAACTTTGAGGAACATGAGGAACTTTGAGGAACGAGAGGACGGTTGAGGTCATTTGAGGAAATTTGAGGAACATTCGAGGACGTTTGAGGAACTCTAAAAATACCAAGCAAAGGAGATTTCGATGAAGAAGAGAATTGTGATGGCGATTATCAGGTGGATTTTGGAAAAGTACATGGACGAGTTGAGGGGCGAGCTGAAGACCCAGGGTAAGCATATTCACCTTAGCCCGAAAAAGGGGAAGACTGGCCGCCGGAGGATGAGAGCTGAACTGGTGAAGGAGGCAAAGAATGACTAAGGAGAAGATGTTATTGGGTGATGAGCTATTCCGACACAAGCAATGCATCTTGTCCGGCATGACTGAAGCTAAACGCGGATTTCTGGAGGCAGGCAAGCACTTGATGATAATAAAACAGAAGAGGCTCTACCTTGCTGATGGTAATCATGCAATATCATTTGTGTATTGGGTAGAGAACGAGTTGGGGTATAGCAAGTCGCTGGCATATCAACTCATTGATGTTTACGACAAATGGGGAGACTTATTGGAGAGGCCGGAGTTTGCTCAAATCGATTATACAAGGGCATGTCTCCTACTTCCGTTAGTTACTGATAAAACTACCCTTTCCGAAAAAGAAGACTTGCTTCATATGGCAGCCCATCAGTCGTCGCGTGGGCTTAAGGACAACATTAAGAACTTAAAGGGAGAAATTGGAACCGATGAGTGCACCCATCCCGAAGCCGACCAAGAGTCGTGGAACAAATGCAAAAAGTGTCAGAAGTTTTGGAGGTAAAAAGAAGGCCGAGAAAAAGGCTATTCCGAAAACCAAAAAACCAAAGAAGCCTTCCCGAAAAAAGCTGGTAAAAGAACTTGATACGATATGCTCGATGATAACCAAGCTGCGTTGGGAAGGCAAGTGTGCGGTGTGTGGAAAGGCAGGCACCGCCGCCCACCATTTCTTTGGGAAAAAATCCTGTTCCGGTTTAAGATGGGTTCCGGATAACCTTGTTTGGTTGTGCTTTTATGACCATATCGTTAGAAACCATCGTCAGGGTTTGGTCGAGCCGGTGCGCAAAGCGCTGACTCGGAAGATTGGATTGAAAAGATTTGATGAGCTTTATTCGATTGCATTTATTCCGTTCATTGCCGAAGTTGATGACCTTCTCCGTCTCAAGGAAGACCTTTCCAGCCAGCTGGAAAGCCTTTCCCAGCTAAGTAGTTGACTCCCAACTACATAGTTAGCGACAATCCACCGGCTGCCGCCGGAGCCGGAGCCGCCGGTGGCGCCTTGGTCGGTCGGCTTTGGGTCGGCAGCATTTCCCAGCGCAAATTATTCTCGGCGGCGTATTAATTTTTTAATGACAAGAAATAATTTTGCGACTTATGAAGCTGGACGCTCCCCAGAAAATTAAAGCCTTTGTCGTGTATTAAGTTGTTATGGAGTTGTGCCCCTGAAGAAACGCGGGACGGGTGGGAAGGACAAAATGTCCTGTTAAGATGTTGTAGAGAGTGTTTGGTTCTAGTCCCCTGGGGACAACATAAAACAAAAAAAGGCGCGCCCCCTGGGTCATCCCCAGGAAAGCGCGCCCAGTTTATTTTACCACTCCATTAAAGATGAGCAATATAGAAACGGCAAATATAATCGTATTCACACATTCACCCCTTCACTTCTTGCCCATAGATACAGGCTTTCGTTATTTAATACCCACCTTCTTCTTTCGTCATCATTTCTCCTCGGTGGTGGACATGGTATAGTTCCACGCCCACCATTCCCATCATAACGGAACAATTCTTGATTGATGACATTGTCAATCTCTTCTCTGTTATTTCTAATAAATACCGTCATTGACATCGATTTCATTTTCCCCTCCTTCTTTATTATAAGTTTGTGGATACCCATAAACTTTGTCAGGATTATCTCCCATGACGTAATTCATTTGCTCGTTTAGTGACCTTATACAAGAGTTAATAGCGTCATTAACTTCTTCTGGTTTATAAAGTCCTTTACGAATGCAAATTAAAATTGATTTAGCAGTGGCGATTCCATTTTCTTTCTGGGTCGATGGTTATAGAAGAAAACTTTCCTTGACTATCTCTAAAGAACGCTGTGAATGGAGTGCGGAACTTTCTTTCCAGCACTACATACTGTTTTCTATCTTTTAAAGTCTTGTTAATAAATATCTGACTAGCGTGTATAGCATCAAGTTCACTGTAAAGTTCACGCTCCTTTTCAAACTCATTTGCTAGTGCTGTTTGTTCTTTCTTATCTGCAACTCGAACAAAGATTGCTTCGTCGACTTTAAGCTTCTTTGCTTGCTCAAACCAGACTTTAGTTATTTCACTCATTTTTTACTCCTTAACCAACTAGCCATTGCAGAGAAAAAGTTGTCGGGGTTGAAGAGCCATCGACATAATAAAGAACCTTCTGTAAAGATGTTTGCCAATTCTTCTTCAAGTTCTCCAATACGTTCCTTCAAATCGCTGTTTTCTTTAACCAGTTCATCTCTCTTATGGATAGCCATGTGCCAACCCATAACTTCTTTTCCGAAAAGTGCCACAGCTTTTGTAAAATCTTGCCCGCACTTTTCACAGAATATTCCTACAACTTTAATTTCTCCCATAAACTTCTCCTTATCGTGTTCTAATTGACGGTGTGTATTGTTTCCCCCTTAACCAACTAGCCATTGCAGTGAAGAAATCTTGGCTATTAAAAAGCCACGCAGTTACACCACAACAATCAATATCGAGAAAGTCATCAACCATCTTGAAAAATTCAAACCAATCCCCATTCTCCACCATCTTCTCCGCGCACAGGGAGGCATCGTTGAGGTCGAGCGGATGTCTTAACATTGCTGCTCCACCTTTAACTCCTTGCACTATTTCCCACACAATCATATCTTGTGTGCTGAATTTCCAGTTCATATAAATACATATGTCTTCTATTTGGGTAATTGTTAAATTCATATTTACTCCTCTTCTTTATGAAAAATTTCTACCTTGAATCCTAGCCAACCAAAAACTGAATCGGTTAACCATCTTCTTCCACAATCTCCATATTAATCCCCCTTCGTTTCCATATTAATTAACCTGTGAGGTATTCTTTGTCACCAATCGTGACCTTTCCATTAAAGATGAGGTATTCTTTGTCACCAATCGTGACCTTCTTGGCCTTTACTTGGTTCGTGTTGCCGATAAGCTCAGCCGTTGTAAAGGTTCCATCAGGGTTCTCTCTTGCCTCTTGAAATGCGACAAGTTGGTAAATAATGACGTTTTCTTTTCCCATTAAATCACCCCCAGTTCTTTTTTAATGATTTTTATGCGCCTTTCCATCGATGCAATCGCGGTCTGAAATTTCCCAACCTCTTTCATGTGGTCTTCATAGGTCACATAAAGGCCGTTGGCCGCCTCTTCCATTTCGCAAAGGCATTCCACTTCGCTTTCCCTGTCACGGTAAAAATTAAATCGTCTCACTGATTTGTTCTCCTTTCTTTCTATAATGTTTTAATAGACTTACAGGGCATTCTCACGGAAAAACGGCTCGTCAGGATGCCCTATAAGGCCATCAAAATAAAGGGGCAAGGTGATACCCTGCCCCTTTTTTAAGGTTTATTTGTTTCGATACTTGCCGCCGGTCTTCCGGCGTTTGCGCTCACCGGCCTTAATAATTGCCCACGCGATAACAGCTGTAATGATTATGAAGTCCATTAGTCCACCCCCTTCTCTGCCTTTTTCAAGACAGTCAATGGTCTGACCAGTGGAACTTCAACCGGCTTGGTAAATGCCTCAGAAGTAAATTCTCCAAGGCATACGCTTGCATGATTTCCATTACTGCCACTGGTGAGAAATATCCGGCAAGTGTCCAAACCTGTTTTTTCATCATAGTGGAGCCGCACACTTGCGCCAATATCCCAACCCCTTATGTGGCCGTTGATGCCGCTGTGTTTATCGCCGCAGCGTGTGGCCTCTCCGCGCGCTCCTTGAATCTCTGCGTAAAAATGCGCCATGATTATCTCCTCCTCCTTGTATAAGGCTTTAATGGTTTATTGGATTTGATGTTGGTTTCCTGCGCGGCCAGTTCGATTAATTTACTGGGTGTGTTAATCTCCCTGCCCTTTTCCTTGGTCACGCTCATCCAATTATGCAAGTCAATATCCTTATTTTGATATTGGAACTTGATGGCCTTAGCCGTGATAAAAGGTGCAATGAACTTATCATCATAGGCGCGCCTTTCATTGAGATAAAAATAATAGGTTGTAGTCGCTACAACGCCAAGGCGCTTTCGTGCGATATACTCAAAAAAGTTGCTATACAGGGTTGATTTAAGCGGAGTCAGCCTGTCTTTAGCCTCACATAAAAACATAGGTTGTTTTTCGTCTGAATACCGTTCACCCTCAGTTCCTTTATACTTGCGTTTTTTATAGCGATTCGGGTCAGCTGTATCAATGTTGCAGATGTCGCGGCGAGTCTGCAAAAGCAAGAGGCGCATTGAATCACGTGTACACCCATTAAAAAACGCCTTGTAATAAGCGGTTAAGTCCATAAATTCATCAAGGGTTAATTCCCATCCGTTCCGAATATCCTTTCCCCTGTAATAGCTTTCCCTCATCATCTTTATGTCCTTTTTGAGCTTGTCAAAACAGCTCTTAAAGCCTGCATCCTTGCCCATGACTTTACTGGTTAATTGCGCCTCTGTCCGATGAGCGAAAATGTCATGAATAGTGACCGGCGAGCATTTTTCGCCTTTGGTCATTGCCTTAACCGTTTTTTCTTCAGGTAAAGCCATCGGGTCAATCATTGTTCCATTTCTGTCGTATCGTTTCCTCATTTTTTGCCTCACTTTCTTTTTTTTAAGTTTGGTTGCCAGAGACGGCAATCTCCCATCATGCCGCCTCACCTGTTAACATTTGCTTAACCTGCACCGTAGGTGTCAGGTTGAAGCAGTTGTTAGATGACCCAACATTTATTTTTTAACCAAAGAAGCTGGAACTTCCAACACCCTTGGTTTCTTTCAATATGAAGCAGACTTCTATCCTGGTCAGCCCATTCTATCTCAAACAATGTTAGCCAAAATGCCCCCTCATTCCACAAGTTCAATTCAAACATATTCAATCGCATACTGCCCCCTTAGTTGACTATCCGCGTAACAAGCTAAATGCGGTTACACGGTTGGTAATCCATCTAACATCTTATTGAGGGGTCAACATGACCACCTCACCAAAGGGAACTCTTCTTTCATTGCCGTAAATAGCCCACAACACTGGGTAATCAGGTTCTTTCGGGAAGTCGCTGCAATAGCCGTCCGTGTAGTAAATCATGCACGTGGGTTCAATGTCATGCTCTTCAATGAACTGGAAAGGCGGTTTAAAATTAGTTCCGCCGCCGCCTTTGGGTGTAAGCCTTAACGGCAGGTCATTGCTTGTAAACTCTCCGCCATCATAAGCGCGCGAATCGCAGTAAATCACGTGAACAGTTGTGGAAAATTCCGCCAAAACTGAATTGACTTTGGCCTGAAAATAAGAAATCTGCTCACTGCCTATTGAGCCGCTGGTGTCCATGACCATTGCAATTAATGGAATTGACTCGCCTTTAATCGATGGTAAATAAATGTCGCGGATTATGTGGCGTTTGTTCGGGCGGTTCCATGTATAATCACCATCAAGCGTGCGTACGATGAAGTCGCGGAGCACGTCTTCTAAATCGCGTTTTTTAATTGTTAAGTCTTTAACGAGTCTTTCCATGCCTGCCGGTATTGTTCCGGCGTTGCGCGCCTGATTCAATGCTTTGGCCGCGGTGATTTTCCAGTCATTTTCGAGCTGTGTGCGCTCTGATTCGCTCATTTCGTGGCCGTTTTCACCTTTGGCCTCTCTGACTTCGCCCATTTGCCACGGTTCCGGCTTTCCAGAGCCTTGTCCGTTTTGGCCGTTTTTCTCGTCAGGCTGGCCTGTGCCCTGTCCATTTCCGTTTTGGCTGTCTTCGTCCGGCTTAGATTGTGAGCCTTGGCCTGCGCCGTCAGGTAAATTTTTCTGGCCATTGCCGGAGCCTTGCCCAGCTCCCTGCCCCTGTTTCGCTTTTTCTTCCTTGGAAAGTATGGAGTAAACGATTTCAAAGCTCATATTGGCCGCGCTCAATTTATCGTCATAAAGGCAACCGTCCGGCATTGAAAGCCCAGAGCGTTTGCATATGCCATTAATAACGTAATCCATCGCGATGTTGGCCAATTTATGGTCTCTGCCCTGTAACCGGAGCGGATGCATCATCAAACAATGTAGCGTTTCATGGCATATAATAAATTCAACGTGCGCAATATCCTTAAGGGAATCAATAAACGCAGGCGAAAAGCCTATGATTCGCCCATCGGTGTAAGCCGTTGCGCAATTTTCGTCAACGACAAGGCGCAAGCCCATGCTGGAGCTGCCGAAAAACAGTTGATTCAACACCAGCCGCGCGCGCGCTTGTTTCATGCGTTCCAAACCTTGTGTGGATACCATTTTGTGCTCCTTTCTTAAATAATACCGGCAGCTTTCAGCCGTTTAATGTTTTCGTCATCCTCTTCCGGTTCCGCTGCCTTAGCCGGAGCCTTCGGGGCCATGACCTCTTCAATGCTCACCTGCGCGGCTTGCACATCGATTTTCTTCGGTTCGGGCGTCGCGGTCGGTGTGGCCACTGGTGCAGCTTCAGGCAATTCCATAGACGCCGGAGCCTTCGCCCTGTGTGATACCTTATCCAGAATAGCGTCGGCGCGCTTTGCCGCCTCTTTCCGCATGCCCCTGTCAATCCGTAAAGCGGCAGGGTCATAACCGGCCAAGTCGCGGCGCAAATCCGCGGCCACTTCGTCCAGCTGGGCGTCTCCAGTGATATTCATTTTGGGAAGAATATCAGCAAGTTCCGCGATATTTCCGATTAATGTATCGCGGAAGGTTTTGTCTTGCCCAGCCTGTGGCGTCATGCGCTCTTTTAGCGCGTTCGTCACCGTATAAACTCTTTGCCAGAGTTCATCCATAGCTATGCTCATGGAATCCTTCACTTTTTCCTCAATTTCTTTTTGCATTTCAACCAGCTCATCCTCACTGATAGAAATTTGCAGGTGTGAGCCTTTCGGGATGGGTGCAAAGTCATAAGACATCGAGAACTTGCGCCGCAGCTGCTGCTCACTGGGATAATCAAAATCATTGTATAAGTCGCCAAGGGAGCCTTTGGCCTCATTGCGGACATCGGCATAAACGGCCATGAAGTCCGAAACGGCTGCATCAAATTCTCTAATCAATTTAGAGCCTTCGGCCATGTAATCCGGCAGCATCGCCGTGGCCAAAATCGCCTGCCCCTTGCTGAAAGTATAAGGCGTCGTAAATTTATAATGCATTGTCCGCGCCTTGCCAACGATTTTCTGAATCTTATCAAGGTGTTTCTTCTGAATCGTTGATTTGTAAGTGGAAATTTCAGACGCTTCAGCGTGATAGGTTTCGGCGGTCGTTTGTGACGCGCCCTTGTCCATTTTTCTGGCCGTCCACTGGGAAATGTTCAGAGACGCCAGCATTGCTTTGTCTTGAATGCAAGTCATTGTTTTATCTCCTTTTCTACATTAAATAAGGTGCGAATTTTTTAGACCACGTGGCCATGCCTGCGCATTGCGCCATCTTCTTGTCTCTTTGAACCATTGAAAAAATCATGAAGGTTGAGAATTCAGCGTCCAGCCTCATCGCTAAGTCATAGATTTTCTGGACATTCTGCTTGTTAGCGCGTGCCGCAAGAGCTGCGGCCAAGGCATACGTCGTCGATTCATCAGTGGGCAGTGGTTTGTCCGGTTCCCTTAAATAGGCTTCGGGGTCGGGCATCTCGCGGTAATTCTTAAGGAATCCGCAGAACTCTGTTGCCACTTGGTCACCGCACGAACCCCTGAAAATTTCATACTCAATATCTTTCGGGCATCCATTAATCATCATGCGGCCAATTGCTTCAAATCCGCGCGGCGAGCTGCTGTTATTCATATCCGTGGACGGTTTAAAGTCATGCAATAAGGTCGGACGTAATTTGGCGAATGCCACAAGCTCCGGCGGCATATTGTTTTGGTTTGCCCATTGACACCAATCATCAACATTGACTTCTAACTCAACGATAATACAACGAGATTTCAGGGGTTCAATGACGCCTCTGACCGCGGCCTTGTCGCCTTTCCTGTTCGTGCAAAGGATGAATCGCACGTTGTCGCTGATTTTCAGGCCGTTTATTGTCCGCTCTTCAATAACCTGCATCAGGGCAGCCTGTACAGAATCGCATGCTTGGCCAACGTCATCCAGAATGCAAATCAGGAGCTTGTCGGCCTTCATCAAGGCCAGCAGATTGCCATAAGGCAGGAAATGCGCCGACTTCCTATCTTCGGAAGGAAAACCCAAGCCTTTCCAATCACTTGGGTCATCAGTGACCGGATGACAAATCATCCAGCTTCCATCGTGTTCGGCGCAAATCTCATCGGCCACCAGCTCGGCAATTTTCGTCTTGCCGATAGCTGGAGCACCTGAAATTAAAAGGTTTTTGTTGGCTTTAACGGCCAACCTAATTGCCGCTTTTAACTGTTTTGCTCTCATATTTATTTTTCTCCCTTCGTATTAAGTTGTTAATATTTCAGCGGTCTCACACGCTCTTCTTGTTTCGTTGCGCCCTCTCGCCAGTGCTCAATGCACCTGTGGGCAACTTCCTGTTTGCCGGCGAATCCGCGCCGGCTCTGTGTTTAAAACTTAGGCGTAAGCCCTAACTTGCGGCCTGCTCTGCGTATTCCTTCAACATTTACCTGCTTGAAATAGGAAAGGCAATCTTGCGCGATATGGTCAATCATGCGCCAATCCCCATATTCTCCGGCAATACACCGCATTCCACTGCTTAAGTTGTTGGCCTGTGTGGCGAAATAGGCCGCCACGTCTGCAATCGTGATTTTCTTTTTGCGCTCCGGATATTGCCAGTCTTCCGCCAGTCTTATGATGACATAGGTTTTCCCTGCTTTTTCAAACATTATCTTATCCCCCATTAACACGTTATACGGTTGTTATTCGTTGCCTTGGCCGGCCTCATTATTGCTCTTAGAATGCGGCCAGTCTCAATCCATTGCTCACCAGTGCCGGAAACCGGCTTGACCAGTAGCCGCGCCTTTCCGTAGGCGCTCTTCACGTCCATGATTTCACAATCGATATCAAGGCTTTCCATGCGAATGGAAACAAGCTGTCCAATCGCTACACTCATGCCCTTAGCTGTGTAAGTCATTGATTTTTCTCCTTTCGGGGTAGTCATCAATCCATTGCTCCGACCATGAAACCCATTCACTGATGAGTTCAAGCGCCGCGGCTCTCTCGCCCCTTTCAAATATGCTTTCAACTACTTGCCCAATCTCCCACGTTGTCATTGGTTTGCCCCTTTCGTTAAGATGTTAATGAACCGGCAAGTCTCACCCTGCCGCCACGTTGCGCCCTCTTGCCATCCGGCCATAAGGCCGGACTGTGGGCAAGTTCCTGTTTCAAGCGGATTCATGCGCCGCCTGCTTTCGCACCTGCCAGTGTAACCGCGCCGGAAGGCTTTCGCGTGGAACGTCGCGGATTCATGCGCCGCGGCCTTTCGCAGTGTTTTGGTTTCTGTTGCGGTTCTCTCCGCAATACCTATCAATGATAGGAGCGCGTTCTCGTTGCGCTTTTAATGCCGTTCCGTAGGCATTTCGCCACGTGTGCTTTGCATCTGCCAAGGTGCAGCCGGTTTTCGGATATGCTGCCGCCTTGCGTTTTGTGCCTATGTCCAAACTCTGTAACCCTTGCTCCTATTGTGTTTCGTTGTATTTTGTAACCTTATTTAATTCCCTTTTACTCTTCCCTTAATATCTTGTCAAGAGAATTTCATGTAACACATAAGGATAAAACACGCATCCAGAGCTGCTTCCGGCCAAAGCCGCGCCAGCTGGGCTTTTCCAGTCGCATGGAAACAGCCGCGGCAGCAAATAAATTTAATTCCGCGGCTCGCATACATCATCCCTAAACCTCTAGGAACCAATAACCCAAAGGAACAGGAGCGCGAACAGGCGCGACAGGGCGCATCTGAGTAGTAGTGTTACGTTTAAGCCTAATATCAAGCACTTAGAGCGACTACATTGTAATACATGCCCTGCTTATGCCCTGTTTATGGGGGCATCTTTGGGGGTATGCAGGGCATGCGGCTATACACAAACATAATGATACTGCATACTTGCTATTCCAATTCAAGTCCTGCTTACACACTCACACACACAAGGGCACATAATACATAAAGGACAGGGCAGCCCCTGCCCCTGCCTGTGGGCAGGGCGTAGGGCACAGCACAGCACAGGGCATGCAGGCGCGCTATGTGCCTAGCATCATTAATAAATAAATGAGGCGCGCGCCGCAGGGCAGGGAAAAAGAATGCTTATGGACAGGGGGGCACACGACCAAGACTGCGGAACGCAGGGGTGCTGGGTCCTATCTATCCCACCCATAAGCCCAACTAGCGCATAGGAAATAGGGTCCCCTCCCCCTTGGTTACGCTTTCGTTGCCCTATCATTTCGCTCTTATAGGAAGCTAAGTACCTGGTTATATTATAAATAGAAGAGTTGAGGCGCACTGTCAAGCAGTGCCTAAGGTCCCCGCCCCCGGCCTCCTTTTAAGTAATTAAGGGTAGTTTTCTTGTGTCTCACCGATGGAGCACAAGAGGACTTGCATCTCACAAAGCAGCCCTTTTGAGCCACAAAGAGCCACAAACAGGGCAAAACTGGGCAAATGTTGCAGATGCGTAAAAAAAAATACGTAATAATATTAAGGGGCAGATGCCCTACTTGCACGGGCTGGATACCACCTCCATATTGCAATGCAATATTATGGCCTCCGCCGGCGGCTTTGTAAGGCCTTTTTCGGTCGATTGCTGAGTATAAGTGCTACGTTAGACCATTTTTACGTTTAACGGTAACTGACTTAACGTTTAACGCTAAGTGACTTACCGTAAAATCATAGCCTCGGACGCATATTAAGTGGCTATTAGCCAGCGGGCTAAATTTAGTAGCACAATGTCAGCTCTAAATATTTGACATTAAGATTTTAATATGCGATTCCTTTTGTCACGGGGGGTTCCAAAGATGGCTAAAGAGGGCCGTAAAACAAAAGACGCACCTATATCCGATAACTTCAATCCCAATAAAACCCTTAAGTTAAATAGAGCCGAGCTTGCCCGGGCGAAACGCCAGGCTTCAGCTAATGCGAAACAAGCGAAAAAAGATGATGCTGAGCGCCGGAAGGCTCAACGGGAAAAGAGAGCTTTCAATAAGAAGTTATTGAATGAGAACTTGCATAAGATGGCGGCCAAAGGATTAGAGGTCCTTGAGGAGGAGCAGGAGGCGGAAAGGCAGGAACTTGAAAGAGAGGCAGCTGCTGAGGAGCTTAAGAAGGAGACGGCGGGAGAGACGCAAGGAACTTCGAGAAATTCGCCGGACGAGCCATCCGCTTACCAAATGCTGCAGGATATGCGGTATGTGTACCGGAAGGTTAAGGGAAGGAAAAAGCTGGCAGAGCTTATCGAGGCCGACGATAAGCAATTTGTGTTTATGGTGAAGGAGTTAATGAAGATAGAGTCCCAGCTGATGTCGGCAAAGATAAGGGCGAGAGAAGATTTGAACGGTACTGCCCAGCAGACCGTTTTTGTCGTTTTAAAGGGGCTGGAGGATGGTCCGCAGATTTTGGATGTCACTCCAGGAGATGAAGACATTGACCACAAGCAGATAGCGGCGGCTCTCACGCCAGAGGGAGCAGAGTACGAGGGATAAGAGCCCGCCGGTGAAACTTAACCTTTAATCTAATACGGGAGGAGAAGGGGAATGGCTTTGCATAACGGACGGTTATACCACACGGAAGATGAGATTGAGCACATTAACGGAATCGGAAAGCGGGTACACAAGGAACACAGGAGTTCTCTTTCACGGATGAAATTGCTGAAGAATTATTTGGCCGGATGTTTGCGGAGACAGAGATGGGACCATTTGGACAGGGAGCGGATTATTGCTCACCTGGAGGAAAGGATTAGCGTGGAGGGCGGCGCTGTATGAGTGATATCAGGACGGTTGAGTATCGTGGGAATAAATATTTTTTTCACGAGACACCGACGCTTAACGACTTAATACGCGAGGTCTTCAATGACAATTATCGTGTTCTTGAGCGAGGGGTTAATTTTAGCCCTGGCGACGTTGTTGTGGATATTGGCGCGAATGAGGGTCTTTTCTCGATTATGATGGCGAAGATGTTCCCCTATATTAAGGTGGTTGGTTGTGAGCCGGTGCCGCGGACTTTTTTCCAGGCCCTGCGGAATATCGGCCTTAACGGTTTAAGTAATGTCGAGATTTTTAATGTCGGGGTCGGGGCGAAAGATGACCGGATAAAGATGGTCGTTGCCAATGAGTTTTCCGGAGGGTCCTCCGGGGTCCAACAGAAGTTTGACCCAACCAAGAACAAAGAGGTGGAAGTTTCTATTCTATCGCTCGATAACTTCTTAAAGATGGCCAGGGGGGCTGATGGTCGGATTCGTCTCATGAAGATGGATATCGAGGGGATGGAGTATGATGCATTGTACGGTTCTAGCGCCCTCACCGATGTGGATTACTTCGTCGGTGAGTTTCACATCAACACCTTCCTAAAAGAAGTTAAGGGGAGGGACATGAAGGAGTTGGCCACTTACGTGGGCAGTAAGACAAACCTGATTTATTATGAGTCCTGCCGGATGGCTGATTAAGGAGATGCTCATGAGAAGGAATGCAGGAGGTGTTGCCATGACGAGTCACTAGGTAAAGGAGGTGATATGTCATGGGCAAAACCGCGAAAGAGGTTCTTGTTAAGCCGAAAAAGAAAGTGAAACACAGCGGCGGCGGAGCAAGAAAATACGGTCGCCATAAACTGCACTGCCAGAAGTATAAGGCAGAGGGGCGGCGTGAAAAGAACAAGGCGCGAAAACAGCGCAAGCATTTGAAGATGGTCGAGAAAAAGCTCGGTCGATAACTCAACGGGGTGGCTGAAATGCCACCCCATAACTAGGAGGGATAGTGATGGATTTCTGTTATGCGCTTAATGCGTTGAGGGAGAACCAGAAGGTGGCACGGCATGGCTGGAATGGCAAGGGGATGTGGCTTATGCTGCAGCGTCCTGACGCCAATAGCAAAATGACCCTGCCGTATATTTATATTGAGTATCCGGCGGGGCATCCTGCTTATCCGGAAGGGAGCCGGGTCCCCTGGCTGGCGAGTCAGACAGATTTGCTTGCGGAGGATTACTTTCTTGTCTAATGAGCTTGTCGAAATAACAGTTAATGGGCAAACGCAGAACTGGTATCGTTCTCGCGGGTATGAAATCCCCGTCTCTGTTGTTCAATTATATTGCAACAAAAAAGGGCGGCGTTTAAAAAATGGGAAAGAAAAAAGGGTTGCTCGTGGAACGAAAATTACTGTGGCAAGGAAGGACCTTCCGCCGCATTCTAATGAAGTTCTTAATTTTAAATGCGAAACTTGTGGGAAGTCATATACAACAACTTGGCAAGCTTATAGGGGGAAGATAAGCAATAATTGTAGGTCGTGTCAGGCGAAAAAGGGCTTTAAGGGTGGTTGCCATTCTTATTGGGTAAATGTCCTTATAGTGAACAGCCCCGATGCCAAGTGTGATATATCTGGAGAGGCAGATAAAAGATTTTTGGTGCTGCACCATCTTTATAGCAGGGACAATAAAAAGGAATTAAGTAGAGATGCCTATGTTATTTTATCTGCCAATTATCATATGGCCTTTCATGTGTGGAATGGCGGAACCAACGTTCCTTGCACTCCGGAAAAATATTACGAATTTAAGGAACGAGAATTAAGGACGATTGTTTAATGGCGACTGCGACAAAACCATTTCAGGTTCTTTATGATTACTCGGATGTGCCGACGCTGAAGAAGTTTACTTTATGCGATTTGCGCGTCCGGTGCGCCATGGGTCCGTTCGGG